AATGACCGTCCGATTTTTGAAGGTGTTGAGAATCAGGTATCGATAACAAGGCTTTTCAAGTCAATGAATATAAACTATACTTACGCACAGGATAATGGAATCTACAGCAAACCGGAAGATGAAGGAGAAATCGGAGAACAGGAGTGACCTTTCAGTTACCGTAACACAGGAAACACCATGGAAACGTGCATTAAACGCTGCAAGGAGAACAATAGGAAAAGAACCTATAGACAAGGAACCCTCAGATAACTGGAAGGCAAAAATACTGTTAGCTGAACATTCACCGATTAAACTCGTAGAATATCTTATTTCATTCAAGAACCTGAGACAGTTTGTAGGTGTACACCTTCTGAGACATGAACATACACTACCATTTATACATTCACAGAGGGAGGACAGAAGGGAACTGAACTGTTCGCGTGACGAACTTCCGCAAGGTACACCAAATGACCAGGACTTTGTAGTTAATGCACAGACCCTGATTAACATATCACGGAAAAGGCTTTGCAACTGTGCCTCAAGGGAAACAAGGGAAGCATGGAAGATGGTAAAGGATGAAATAGCAAAACAGGATGTCATAATGGCAGACAAAATGGTTCCGAACTGTGTATATTCAGGCTTCTGTAGGGAACTTAACTGCTGCGGATATGTAAATACAAGGAAATATCAGGAAGAACTTGAGAAATACAGGAAAACAGACTATCAGAAATAAACGACTTTTAATTAATTTTATATGGACAAAAATGTTTTGGATATCTTCGACAACGAAGTGGACGTAATTAACAGCAGACTATTGAATTATATCAGAAAATATATTCTAAATCTTAAGGATGAATATTCACTGACTACGGCTGAAATCGCAAATATTCTAAGTGTTAAAGATAAGGAAGATTTGAAGGAATGGCTTGAAGATGAAGTAACCGTCAACAAGGTTGACTCACGCCTAATATCGATAATCATGCTGCTAAACGGCTCAGGAATAACCTTTGAGGATATAAGATATACACCACCAGTTAACAGAAATCAGCTGTTGGAAAAAACTATCGGGAACTCAAAAGGTGAGATACTTGGAGAAAAGATTAATAAACTCCTTGAGTATATGAATATTGAAAATGAAGAAGACCTTGACAATTATATAAACGAAGTCGAAGAATTCATTAATCAAACAGACTCAAAAGAAGAAACACTTGCCGAAAAGATTAAGAAACTCATCGAAGGCTACGTCAATAACCCACCCCTAAAAGGAGTGGGCTTGATAGGCGAGGCAAGCGTGCCTTACTGAAAACAAGCCCTTATTGATTAGCCTTGGTGATAGGGATTTATCCCCTTGAACTCCGTTATCCGTGAATGCATAGGCACCGGTGGATATACTTCCAAGTCTGCCGCTCTGCGGTCAGTGGTTAAACAGTCCTGAGAGGTAGGGACAGTGCTGCTGACGAATAAAGGAAACCACGGAATAACATTGGCGATGGGAGCCTTACCCAACTTAGGTTGGAGACTTACCCCTAACAGGGTTATTTTTAAAAAACAAAAACAATGGTTTACGTATTAGACACAGACGGTACACCTTTAATGCCTACACAGAGGCATTACAGAGTAAGATTCCTCCTCAAAAAGAAGGAAGCAACCGTTGTGTCCGTATATCCGTTCACCATTAAACTTACCACTGACAAGCCAAGGCATACCCAAAACGTATCACTTGGTATTGACTGTGGAACCAGACACATCGGTGTTTCTGCTACAACGGAAACCAAGGTACTTTACTCAGCAGAGGCAATACTGCGTGGGGACACTACTAAACTGATTGCCACAAGAAAGGAGCTACGTAAAACACGCCGGAACCGTTTACGTTACAGACCCGAAAGATTCAATAACCGTATAACATCTAAGAAAAAGGGATGGCTAGCGCCTTCCATTCTTAACAAAGTGGCATTCCATGCCAAAGTCGTTAAGTACGTAAGGAAACTTCTACCGATAACCTCGATAATTTTGGAAGTTGCACCGTTCGATATTCAAAAACTTGCTAATCCTGATATAAAAGGGACGGACTATCAGCACGGGGAACAGGAGGGGTCATATAATACACGCGAGTATGTACTGTACAGAGACCATCACGAATGTCAGCACTGTCACGGTAAGTCCGGTGATAAAATACTGAATGTACATCACATTGAAAGCAGAAAGACCGGCGGTAATGCACCGAATAATCTGGTTACGTTATGTCATACATGTCATGATGCATATCATAGGGGCGAGATAGAGCTTAACATTAAACGCGGTAAGTCCATGCGTGATGCAGCCGGTATGAATCTAATCAAAGACCGTCTGTACGAGGTTGTAAAAGAGGAAAACGGTGACATCACTGTTCGGTACACGTATGGGTATATAACGAAGTACAACCGTATAAAGTACGGTATAGAGAAAAGTCATACGAACGATGCACAAGTGATAAGTGGTAATCTTAATGCGAAGTTATGCTGTGATATGTGGGAGTTAAGGCAGGTACGTAGACATAACAGACAGATACACAAGTTCAATATCTGTAAAGGCGGCAAACTTAAACGTAATCAGAGTGCATACTGTGTAAAGGGTTATCGTTTATGGGACGTGGTTAAGTACAAAAGTAACACATATCTGATAAAGGCTAAACGAAGCAGTGGTTCATTCCGTCTGATGAGTTTAGATGGAGAGGAACGTGACGGTGTGGGTTACAAACATTTGAGAATAGTTACTATATGTAACAGACTGATTAAAATAAAAAGTGAAAAGAGAGGGTGCAATTCATCCCACGGTTAAAACACGTGGGTCTCCTTGCACAATTTTTCAACGAGGAAGACCTTACAATTACAGTGGAAGGAATTGACGAATATTCAAAGAAAAGAAATGCAAAGCAAAAGGAATAAAAACATAGATTTCGGTTTCATACCGTCTGAATATCAGCAGAAGATTTTCGACTTCGTTACAAACGGGGTCGGAAATGCTGTTATTAAGGCAAGTGCAGGTTCGGCAAAAACAACAACCGGTATTTCTGCCATGAAACTCGTACCAAAAAGCAAGAAATGCCTGTTTATAGCATTCAACAAGAGTGTTGTTGAAGAACTGTCTAAAAAATTAGAGGGATATAACAACTGTACCGTAAGGACAATACACGGTTTGGGGTATCTTATCGTAAGAAGGAATCTCGGAAACGATATTGAGATAAATGAATACAAATACCGTACCTTCCTTAAGAACAGTCTGTCTGAACTTACTGATATGGAAGATATAATACCGAAACAGATGATTCAGGAGTATATAGATAACATAACATTACTTATTGACTACTCACGCTTCAATCTTGCACAGTCAGTTAACGAAATAAAGGCCGTTGCTGCGAAATATGATATACCGATTTTCTATGACGAATGTGAAGTAACGCTTAAATGCCTTGAATGGGGTAAGGAAAACTTCTCTTCAATCGACTATACGGACATGGTTTGGCTACCTTATGAACTGTCACTGAGACCGTCAGGACTTCAATTCGACTGGATTGTCATAGACGAATGTCAGGACTTGTCACTTCTGTCAATACAGCTTTTCCTTAAATGCCTTAAACGGGGTTCAAGGTTCATCGCATTAGGTGACAGCTCACAGGCAATATACAGTTTCGCCGGTGCTTCTGAGGATGCATTCAATTTCATGTGCAACCTTCCTAATACGACGGTATTCCCATTACCTGTATCATACAGATGTGCAAAAAGCATTACAAGGCTTGCAAATACACTCGTACCGGAAATGAAATGCAGGGATGATGCCGAAGAGGGAATGATAATAAACGACTGTAGCGTAGGAATGATTAAAAACGGTGACATGGTACTGTCACGCTCAAAAGCACCACTTGTAAAACTCTATACTAAACTCATCCGAAGAGGAGTGAACTGTTATATCAAAGGACAGGATATAAGTAAGAATCTTATTTCCATGTTAGAGTCAATTGACGCGGAAGAACTTGATGTTAACCTTAACGGTGACGGTGTATTTACACGGTTATATGACAGACTTTTCAATGACAGGAACAAACTAATTATGACAAGAGGGCTTGACATTGAAGATGCCACATTATCCTCATATATAATGAGCACATATGATTCAATAAACTCACTGTACATATTAGCCGAATGCGTAAGTACGAAATCAGAACTTATCGAACATATCAGAAAGGTATTCAAGGATGACAGTGAAGGGGTATGTCTGTCAACTATACACAAGGCAAAGGGGCTTGAGTCGGAAAATGTATACATACTATGCCACTCGATGATGCCATGCAAGAACACAACCCATGAATGGGAGAAGATACAGGAGAAAAACCTTCTATATGTTGCATACACAAGGGCAAAGAACAAACTCGGTTTCATATCTGAGAAGGAAGTACCGCCATGCGGAAATGTATCGGAAACTTCTGCTATTCTGAATGAACTGAACTATATAGAGAATAAGATATGCAAGGTTTTAGGCAAAGAACCCATGATAAAAATGGAAAAGTCTGAAATAGCAAAGATGAATATCAGAACAGCAACGAAAATAGAAGATTTGCCTAAACTGGAAAACAACATAATCCTTGACAAAAAGGAAAAGATAGAAGAAGATAACGCACTCTTTAATGAACTGCTCGACTTTGTCAGTTGAAAAAAGAAACCGAAGCTTTAAGCCTCGGTTTTCTCTTTTTATGCACTCGGACATTCGATTCCGCAAATCTTCTTAAGTTGCGGAGTCGGAGCCTCAATATTTTCCACAAAGCTGTCTAATGCTGTATTTATGAACTGCTCCTCAGGAACTTCTGTATAGGAAGCATTTCTCTGTGTAGGGATGGTGTTGAACTTATCCTTTTCACCTTCCTCCTTTGTTACCGTTGCAGGTTCCGTATTTCCCCAGTCAAATGGGTTTGATTTGTTATATGCCATCGTATTGTAATTCTTTTTAATGATTATTCAAATTTGCTAATTTCTGATTGAGGTCTTCGAAATGACTGAGGAAATCCACGTCATTGAACTTCTCATCTGTATGCGTGTTTATCTGTGTAACTGCATTTGCTATATCCTCCTTTGTAGCCAGATTACAGTTGCATCCGCAACCCTCATGTTCGATTATCTCATTCTTGGCCCGCTCTATATGATGATGTACAGAACAGAACTTGCAGTCTACATCACCAAGTGACTCGCTTACTGAGGACTCGATAACCTCCCTTATCTCATCCGGGTCAACTGATATTTCACTGAACTTCTTGTTCAGATAATTCTCAATAACAGTCGTTCGTCCGTAATAAGGCGTATCATAGTCATATTCGTATGGTCTGTATGTTCTAGGCATTTCAGTTTCCGTTGTTTATATCACTTCTTATTTTCTACTTTAGAAATTCTTGACAGCATTCCATATATTGTCAATCACTGTACGGCTTGAGTCAATCTTGCTCTTAATTTCATTAGACCGTGTATTTACTACGTCAACAACATAGTCGCGTGAAGATACTATCGAATTCTTAATCTCGTTTATCTCGCGGTTGGCCTCGTTTGTAACATGTGACTGCGTTTCGGCATGCTTGTCATCAATATGACCTTCTATATACTCCCTCCATTCACGGGTTTCCTTCTTCCATGCACTCCACTTGTCCCTTGCTTCTTCAGGTATTGTAAGTGTATACATGCCCTCGTCATATCCGTATTCGTTATAATTACCCATTTCCTATAATCTTATTTAATAATAAATATGCACTGTTTTTCTCTTTTCAGTCTATATTTATTGTATATCAGATAATTTTTATGGAAAACTTGAAAAAACTTATTGAAAGCATTGTCAGGGAAGTCATAAATGAAGGACGTTATGATGGAAGCATAACACCGTTGAATACACGCTCGAATGTAAGAAAGCATCTCGGTGACAATCCGCTGTTCGCCGATAACGGAGGACATTCTAATCAGGATGTCGTATCACAGGTATCTACATTTGACAATAACGGTGCTAATTTTGTAACAGACAAGAACATCGTAGTACCTGACAATAAGCTGATTATATATAAAATCAAGAATTTCGGAAACGATTCAATCGAATCGACACTTAATCTTTTCGGAAGCGGTGCAGCAGGCGAAAAGGAACTCAGACGTGCCATAGACACACTGAACGGAGGTGCAAGGAGAAACGGAAAATCAGTTATATACAGAACTATTACTTCAGAAACCTTTGAGAAAATATCAAAACGCACAGGACACATGTCAAAAACATTCTGGGAGTTTTCTCTTGACGGAGGAAATACATGGAATATACTTAAGCCGAAACCCATAGAAAACCTACAGCCTTCAAAACTCGTATTAAGGACAAACGAAGATATAATAAGGCTGACTGAGGCAAAGGACGGAGAGTTTTCTTTTCAGACTCTGTCATCCCTTCCGAATTTTTCCCAACGGTTAAAATACTGTGACCAACATTTAGGAATAAGAATAGGCAACGGCTCATCGAGAGTAGTCTATCAGTATAACGACCAACTTTGTGTAAAACTTGCAAAAAACAATGCCGGCATAGCACAGAACGATAATGAGGTGGATTATTACAAGGAAGAACTTGACTGTTTTCCAAAGGTTTACGACAACGACCCTGACGGTAAATGGCTCCTGGCTGAATATGTATTACCTGCGAAGGAAGAGGATTTCAAACAGTGTCTAGGAATAAGTTGGAATGATTTCGTAATGTTTATCGCAAAGGCAGCTTCAATGTATACGAGGAGAGTTACATTACCTAAAATGGATGATAACAGGCTTAATGAACTGATTGAAAACAACCGTACACTGTATGATATTTACGATTACATGTTAAACTATAATGCTCCATACGGTGATTTAACGGTATTACACAATTACGGAATGGTAAGAAGATATAACGAGAACAAGATTGTAATCCTTGACAGTGGACTGACTGATGAAGTTTGGGATGAATTCTATAAGAGATAATTTTTTTCCATTTTTTTTAGATTGTTATTTTTTTTTCGCCGGAGAAATGTATTTTTTCCGGCGTTTTTTTTTCTGATAATTATATGGAATGATATACTACTTGTCCCCGATAACAATTTCAGTTAATTTATCTTATAGCCATTAGTCTATCATTGAACTCCAATATCGGACGTACCGATTCACTAATGCACTCCTTTACCAATGACGCTGCCATCATTTTCAGAATGGTGATAGTGTCATTATCGTAATCATACAAACAAGCAAATGCCCATTGGAAACCACTTTCATCCTTGTAGTTGAAACGTTTCAGATTCTTATTCATTGGATTGCCATTGCTATCAAATGACTGCAACAAATCCTTGTTCATGCATACTGACAGTGTTGAAATGGCAGTACCCAATGCTTGTAATGCAGATTTCATATTGCCAATTTTCTGACGCGCCCTTTCAATTGTTATAGGATATTTCGTCAGAGCATTCGTGTATTCACTTATGCTATTACGTACATCAGCAGACACTATCACCACCATATTTCTCTGAAATAGTTTTTTCTACGTTATTATATATTTCATCAAAGAATTCATCCAATGTTATCGTACCATTGGGACAATAGTACTGCTGCCATTCACTTGCAGACCATTGGCTCATCTCGTCAATTCTTTGTTGCTCAGTCAGCGACTGAAGATAACTCTCGCTTAAATTGTGTCTCATCTTATTCATAATTATCCTTATCACGTGCAAATATACTACTTTTTTACGTAACAAATAAACTTCTAATGCTATTTATTGTTAAATAACTGAATATTATGAAGAAACAACAAATAAAACTTACGGAGTCAAATTTACGCAGAATCGTAAAAGAAAGCGTAAATAAAATACTTAAAGAGTCATCATACAACCTCTATCTTCATGCAATGAATAGAATGGAGCAACCGACGGATAAGCAAGAAATGTTTAATTACTTGTCAAGTAAAGGGTATAAAATGGTTGACCAAGAAGCGGTAGGCTCGGCATCTGAGGGAGGTACACGAATGATAAGTACTTTTAAAATGGGTGAAACATATATTTCGGTGTGTTGGTCTGATGAAACCAATAATGTTATACAATATTCTTTTGAAATAAGAAGGTAAACATCTATTATTTATATATACTTAAACTTAAAAAATATGGCTAATTACAATAAGGATTTCTATAAATGGTATTATTTCGTTCAGAATAGTATAATCTACGCCATTTCGAGCATACAGGATAAGGACGAATGCGGACTGGCACCTTGGTCTGACGGAACAAAAGAAGAAAAATTAAAACCGGAAGAGCAACTTGCGACTATCTTCCCTCATATTAAAATCGAATATAAGGAATACGACGGACAAACGCTGTTAACTGAAGTAAAAACAAAATACTTATGGCTTCAGAACTATATCGATGACGGTGACAAATACGACGGTTCCGAATTCAATCCTACCGTAGGACTTCACGGTGATGAATCTGCAACGTTTGTTGACAGATACATTAATGAACTCAAGAATGCTACGAAAACGTTAATAAGAAACGGCTATTCAGTTAATGATATCAGGAAATCAAATCCTAAGTTCGTAACTGAAAGTGAATATGATGATGATACGCTTATCGGAAAGAAAATAAGGGTCGTTTCAGTTTCACTAAATGGTACACAACAGTTTCTGACTGATGAACAAATATCAGAAATTTTCAAGGAGACCGCAAAGGAGGAAGCCACTAAAACTGCAAATGCTATACTAAAACAGTGTAAATACAAAGTCGATACACTTGACTTAACAGCAAGTCCGATTACTGAATAATACGAAAAAATGGGTTGTACAGACTAACGTACAACCCTTCTTATTACCCTACGAACGGATGTATTACCGCCGCTTTTCACTACCGTATGTGACGGTGTTTTTATTATCTTCTTCGGCTGTGTAGCCAACTTTTTAGAACCACAATTACAACCCATCGGAAACTATATTGTTAAAACTGATTATTTTTCCTTATAACTTGAAACCTTGTCAAATGAACACAGAAATATATTCTTCTGCATATCACCCTTATAGTCATCTATCACAGAAACAATTCCTGAGAGTTTTTCGTTTTTATTGAACTCGGTACGGAGTATGTCAACCGTTTCTGAAGCCCTTGAACACAGTTCGCCCAAATCATCCGTCTCATTAATTTCAAGGCTGTTAATACTGGGCAAGTCACTGTATGAAGGCTTTCCGTAATATCCGAATGTTTCCTCTGCCAGCTCATCTGCAAAGTCAACTATCGTATTCCTGATTTTGTCACACATCTCATGTGCATGATTACTGTCAGTCGAATAGTGTATCTTCTTCGTCAAATCTGCATACAAGTATAGTCTGAAAATTATATCTGTTATCTGTCTTAATTCCATAACAAAAAAACTTTTAATATAAATATCATGCATTTTCCAAACTTTGACAATATTTAACTTTACATATACACAATAAAGCAGTATATTTGCCGAAAAAACAGATAAATGACAGATAATATACTATCGGATTTGGCATCGCATGTTTTTCTGGAATACTTCTACAGACCTGGCAGGATGTTTATAAGAGAACATCTTATAAAGGGTACTGAACTGATTTTCGAGAACTACGGAGTATACAAGTCATGCGAGGAAGATGCAAAGAAGATAGCTAACGAAATATCTGCATACCCTGATTCAAAAGAACTGTACGTACCGTTGTTCAATCAGTTCGTCAATATAGTACATATAATAAGAAATACGGAATCTGATTCGAGTTCCGGTGAGTATAATCCCGAAAAAAGCAAATTCACGGGTAATAAGTTCGATGAAATCGAAATAAGGATAAACACTGGTAAAAATACAGGTTTAGGCGTTATTATGCATGAACTTACACATGCTTATCAGGACTATAAACTTAGACTGAAAGGAAAAACGCTAAGAAACGAACTCGAAAAATCAAATTATTTCAAACAGACCTTAACTGTTTATAAGGATATTGACGAGGCAAGGGTTGTATATGTATTGAATTTTCTAAATGAATTCGAGAGAGGTGCATATCTGTCTCAGATAAGCGGAGAACTCGGTTCCTGTAACATAAAAAGTTTCGGAACGGTTAATGATATCATGGATTTTATCAAGAATACCGTAACATATCAGAATTATAAGGATATATTTACCGCCGCTGATAAACTGTCTGAAATAACAGACAAGGAACGTCAGAATAAGATACTGACCTATGCAAATAAATACGGAAGATATACGTTTTCTGAGTATAAGGCATTTATAAAATGGCTTGAAAATAAATGCTCTAAATGCAAACACAAATTAAGCGAAACACTTCCTAAATACATATGCAAATATCTTAAATTAGATGAAGTTCTGTCACCTAACCCAAACAAAAGAATAGATAAAAATATAGGTTTATAACTGAATTAACAAAAATTAACTTCAGAAATTTTGGTATATTATAAAAAGGTTGTATCTTTGCAGTCGAAAAACATACAGACAGAGATAATTTTTCTTTTAATAACAACAAATTAAACAGTGATTCTATGGCAAAGTTTAACGATAAGAAAGAGAGCGTGAAACCAACAGTGATTAACGAAATGAATGAGAGAGCGTTTGAATTATCGCCCAAAGAAGAGCTTGTTCAAACGGTTTTAACGACGTTCATACAAGATTCCTACTATGAGCAGGAATCTGAAATAATTGACAGAATCCTTAAGTGTATCGAGAAGGTTGACCCTCTTTTTGTTGCTAAGCTGGCACTATATACAAGAAACGAGGGTAAGATGCGCTCTTCAAGCCATCTTCTCGGTGCTGCTTTGGCGAAGTATATCTCAGGGCAAGGGTACGCTGCAAGATTCTATAAAAAACTAATAGTTCGTCCGGATGATTTGTCCGAAATACTGTCATGCTACGGTAAACTGAATGACATGGAACTGTCCAACAAATCCCTTCGTAAGATACCTAATTCCATGAAGAAGGGATTTAAGGCTGCACTCGAAAACTTTGATGCCTATCAGATTGACAAGTACAAGATGAAAAGGAGACAGGTAAGCCTTATCGACCTTGTAAACCTACTGCATCCTACACCTTCTGAGAAAAACAGTGAAGCATACAAGCGTCTCATGAACGGAGAATCGCTTGAAGGGCTGTATGACAGCAAAATCCTTGAAAAGGAAATGTCAAAGTCAGGTCAATCGGCTGAAACCGAAGAAGAAAAGGCCAAAGCCAAAGAAGAGGCTATTTCAGCTGTCCTTGACAACGTAAAGGGTATGCCTATATTTAATTTGCTGCGTAACCTGCGTAATATCATCATATATGCACCAAACCGTATCGATGATGCTATTTCACAACTCACAACAAAGGAAAAGATTATTAATTCAAAACTCCTTCCATTCAGATTCGCTACTGCTTATAGTGAAATCGAGAGAATGAAATATGAAACAGAAGACCCCATTTCTTCTATAGCACTGGAAAGTGAAAAAACTGAAATGAAGGTTTCTGAGGAGGAATTCGATGATATCAAGGAAAAGGTACTTAACGCACTTGAAGATGCTCTTGAATATGCATGCGAGAATATTCCTGAATTAGATGGTAATATTTACCTACTTTGCGACGACAGCGGTTCTATGCAGAGCGACAATTTTAATCATTCACGTGTATCAGCATTCTCAAAAACACACACCTCTTCAATCGGCCATCTGTTTGCTGCTATGTTAGGTTGGAAGCAGAAGGACATATATATCGGCCTTTTCGGTGACAGACTGATAAATGTAAGTGTTGACCGTACAAAGAGAATGCTTGATTTTGCCAGTTACCTCGACAGTACCGGTGGTATTTGCGGTGGTAGTACTGAATCAGGAATGTATCAGTTTATGCGCAAAGCGATACGTGAAAAGAAGAAGATTGACAATGTCATAGTTTTCTCTGACTGTCAGCTTGGTGAAAACGCCTCTACATCATGGTACGGCGAATCAAGTGAAGAACGTAGTTACGGATTTCAGGAACTGTTCAAGGAGTTCAAGAAAATTAATCCGACGTGTAACTTTATCGTATGTAACTTACGACAGGTTAAGGGTAACTCCGTATTTCACAGAAGCCAGCGTATTCTTAATATCTGCGGTTGGAGTGAGCATATCTTCGATACTATTAAGTCAAATACTATAGGTATGGATGCTCTGATAAAGATTATTGAGGATATTGAAATCTAACTTCATGGCTGACAGTTTCTCAACTCATGTGTTCATCGAGTTCTACTACAGAAAAGGTTTGAAATTTCTGAACGAGCATAATTCAAAATTATCACAGTCTGAACTCAATGAATCCTATGGTGTTTTCGGTGGATGTTATAACATAGCAAAGCGGATAACAGATAGGATTAAGGAAGAACAGATAAAAAACGGCGAATCAAAGGTTATTAAGCTGACAATTAATAATTTCAGTTGGATAAACTCGTTTTCTGTTATTCTATATTCAGATGAATATTCAGATACATGTGCTTCTTATAACCCCGAATCTGAAATTATACTATGCAACGGAAAAAGGAAATTTTCACCGTTAATGCTGACTGTTAATGTAGCATCGGAAAATATAACGGTTGACATTATGCATAAACTTACACATGCATATGAGGACTACAACCGTAGAATTAAGGGGAAAGGAAGTCTGAAACAGAAAATCCTTGATACCGGCTATTATAAGAATGTTTTAAAAGGTGATTATTCTCAGATTGACAAATACATATCCTACACAATTTATTATCTGACTGATTTTGAGGTTAATGCGCATCTGTCACAGATAAAGGGAGAGTTGGAAAATACGGACAGACATTTTTTCAATATAAGTGAAATAGTAGATTTTCTTAAACAGACCGACATATACCAAAGATATTCTGTTATAAAAGAATACATTAACTATTTTTCAACCATAAGAGACAAAGATACACAGAACCATATATTATACACTGTATCTGATTTGTCTGAACTGACTTTTAGGACATATAAGGATTTTATCAGATATTTTCATAATAAGTATAATTCTTTGGAAAATAAAATAAACAGATACATTCCTAAAATAGCCTACGAATATCTGTCATTCGGAAACAGTTTCATACAACATAAAGAACAACTGCCTAAATTAATATAACAATACATGCATAACGAAAAGGTATTTACCCCTGAGTGGATGGTTAAGCTTATGCTTGACAAGGTCGGCTACAAAAATCCTTCTGATATACTTCTAAGGCATATAATCGACAACAGTTGTGGAAAAGGTGCATTTCTTACAGAAGTTGTCAGAAGATATTGTCAGGCTTTTAAGTATAATATTTTTAACAGTGTTTCAGAACTAAAGGAAGAACTGTCAACATATATACATGGTATCGAGATTGACATGGAATGCTACGAAGAAACAATCAGAAATTTGGACAAGGTTGCTTCTGAATATGGTGTTACCGGTGTTGAGTGGGATATCATTAATGCAGATGCACTTACCGAAGGTGTTGAATACTATAAAAATATGGATTATGTAGTAGGAAACCCACCGTATGTAAATGTGCATGATTTCGGCGAAAATTACGGAATTATAAAATCGTTTTCCTTTACAAGTGACGGAATGGCTGACACTTATCTTGCGTTTTTTGAAGCCGGGATAAGCATGTTGTCAGAAAACGGTAAGCTTATCTATATTACACCAAGTTCATGGACTTCAAGTTTGGCGGGAAAAACATTCAGAAAATATCTTATAGATAATAATAAACTATCTGATGTTATCGTACTGGGTCATGAAAAAGTGTTCCCGAATTCAACTACATTTACTATGATTACCGAAATTGACAACGGTAAGGAAGAGGATGAAGGCATAACACTGTACAGGTTCAATTCAGAATATAAGGATATTGACTACATCGCAACACGTCCTTTGAAAACATTTACCGTCAATAACTGTTTCTATTTCACAAACAACTTATCTACGGTATCTTTGATGAGGGAAATAGATAAGCATGAATATAAGGAAACCGTTAAGGTCAAGAACGGTTTCGCAACACTGAATGATAAACTCTTTGTTATTGACGAGGATTTATCCGAAAAAGACAGCAGATATTGGATTAAGGATTTAATTCCCGTTATTAAGGCTTCAACGGGTGAAATAAAATGGATGGTTTTTCCATATGATTTGGAAAATAACCTAAAACCGCTACAGTTCGATGAACTGAATCCATATACACAGGAGTTTCTTTTAAACCGTGCCAAAGAACTTAAAATGGAAGAACACGGTAAGATGGAAGGTCAGTGGTGGCTATACGGTAGGTCACAGGCCATCAAGGACTATGGAACGTGGAAACGTTATTCCGTCAATAATCTTATAAGAAACAAGTCCGATATTAAGATAAAACCGTTATATCACTTCTACGGTGTATATTCGGGCTTCTATATCACAATTGTTGACAAAAACTGTAAATATATTGATTTCGAAAAACTCTTATCTACTGATGAGTTTGAAAATTATGTCAAAACCATCGGAAAATACAAGAACGGAGGTTATTATACCTTCAACACTAAGGAGTTGGAGAATTATATAAATTACAAGATATGGGAAACAGATACATTAAATCACCGTTAAACTACACCGGAGGAAAATATAAGCTTTTACCTGTTATTGAGCCGTTATTTCCTAAGAATATAAGATATTTTGTGGACTTATTTGCCGGTGGTGCTAATGTTTCAGTTAATGTCAATGCTGATAGAATAATTTCAAACGATTATGATTCAAATGTGATTGACATATACAGAACAATGCAGTCTCTTCCTTTGGGAGATATACTTAACCATATCAAAGGCAGGATTTCAGAGTTCGGTTTGTCTATTGATAATGCAGAAGGCTATAATAACTTTAGGGCTTTTTATAACAGTTCCCAACAAAAAAATCCGCTTGACTTGTTTGTATTAATCTGTTACAGTTTTAATCATCAGATAAGGTTCAACAGAAACGGTGATTTCAATATGCCGTTCGGTAAAAACAGAAGTCAGTATAACAGTTCGATTGAAAACAACCTTAGAAATTTCGTTCAGTCAATACAGACTAAAAACATAACCTTTACTTCAAAGGATTTTTCCGAACTTGATATAAGTAAACTGAAAACAACGGATTTCGTATACTGTGACCCGCCATATCTTATAACATGTGCTTCCTATAACGAAAATGACGGATGGAACGAGAACAGCGAAAGAAAACTGCTCAATCTTCTTGATAATCTGAATGCAAGGGGAATAAGGTTTGCGCTGTCTAACGTACTGACAAACAAAGGAAGAACAAATGAAATACTTTTAAAATGGTCTGAAAAATATAATGTACACCATTTGACAAATACCTACTCGAATTGCAGTTACCATGCAAAGGACAGAAGCAAAGATACAACCGATGAAGTACTTATTACTAATTATTGACTATTTACTGTTATAACAAACATTCAATATGTCACAGATTATTCTAAAAGAGTCAAGGTTAAGGCAGATAATCAAAGAGGTTATTAACGAGGAAATAGGTAAGGGTATTAAAAAGGGTGATACCTTCAATATCGGTAGAAATAACCCTATGGTAATGGCTAAAATGATAGCCCAAAAATACGGTGTAAGGAAAGAGGATTTCAACTTCGACGGACTGAAACTTATATATAACCCTAAGATTAAGGCTAAAAGGCAGAAAATTTCAAAGCCGGATGATATGCCTATCGATGTATATTATAGGAAATATGTACTTCCGAACAAGCCTGAACTTGAAAACGAGGAAAATAAATACTCAGATGAAGAGTGGAGACCTATTCAGAATATAGGACGTTATTTTAAGGGTGCTGTTGACTATTCAAATGCATATGAAATTTCAAATTACGGAAGGCTCAAGATAATAAACCTTGAGGATGCCATAAAAAGCAGAATATACACCGGCTACGACGCAAGCACAAGGGGTTCAATGCAAGCACATCTGAATGTCAGGGACGAAAACGGAGACCTTAAACAGACAACCGGTTTTATCGGTAATATGGTTGCAGATGCATTCCTTGAACCGCATGACCCGAAGAAGTTTATGGTAATACACAAGGACGGAAATTACGGAAATAATCATGTAGATAACCTTGAGTGGGTTCCAAGGGTAAGAAAAACAAAAAAAGATTTATAAAAACTTGTACTTTTTAAAAGTATATGATATATTTATTTTCATAATACACGTTATTTTTCTATGATGCACAATATCAGTACAAATAATACATACAGCAGAGTAACTGAAAACAGTTATTCCAAAATTAATTGTGCATTGTCAGAAACAGCAGGTTTTAAACAGCAAGAGGTTGTGAGTATATAGAAACATTCCGATAAAACTCAATATATTTTCCCAAAGCTGTGATAAAACCTTAAAAAAGTTAAAATCACGGCTTTTTTGTTGGATATAATTTGCAAACTATTATAAAAAGTTGTATATTTGCAACGATTTAGAAAAAAATACGTTCTTTGACATAACTGAACACCAAAACAATCAATTCCATTTGTGTCTGTGGCTGAGTGGTCTAAAGCATCAGGCTGTTAACCTGACGTGGGAGTTCTCCTACCGTAAGTTCGAATCTTACCGGGCACGCACAAACAAAGGGAAAAATGAATTGAAAACAAGTACAGACAACTTAGTAGGAAACGGGGTAAAGTCTATGGTATCTTAAGCAATGCCATAAACCTAAGTCGGTTTTTAATATTCGCGCCAGCCCGTTGAACCGTTTCGGTATATACATTTTTTGTATGTAAATGTGAAGAGCAGCAGATTCCGTAAGGAGCCGTAAGTGATAACCCAACAAAAGTCGTAAAACAGCGCAAGTGCCTGATAGCGGGTTTCCTTTTATGTATAGAAGGTTGCAAAAGTCGGTTTTTCGTAAATTTACTTGTTTTCCGTTTTTCCCTTTCTAAAAGAAAATATAAAAATAAAAAATTAATTAATTTAAAACTATGTGGATAGCATTATCGATTGTATTGTATCTTGTAATCGCCTTCGTTGCTTATAAGTTCGTATTCAGCAAAAACAAGGATTACACTAAGTTTGAACAGATTTGGTTCAGTGTATTTTGGATTCTTCTCCTACCTTTATGGCTGATACATTTCATCTATAACAAGTGCAAAGGATAAAAAAAAAAACGTCCTATCTATAGGCTATTTATTTCCGTCTGACTGAGGTTTAAGTTGAAATACCGCCCTCGTTGCTTGTGCAGTCGTGTGCCTTGAACACGATGAAAAACTTATCGGTACATGAAAGGGAATACGGTTGACCTTTCATCTTTTTTAGAAATACGGTTGTTAGGTCGCTCCTAACTATGCAGAGAGTAGTTTCGGGATAAACTTTGCTGAAATAATTAAATAAATTCCCGTACAAGGTCTGATAGTTTAGTTGGTTAGAATACTAGATTTGTAATCTTGAGACCTCAGTCCAAATCTGAGTCAGACCTCAACAAATATTTATAAAAATATATATTTTTTTTTTTGAATTATGGATATAATTGACAGATACCTCGACGAATCACTCTTATCTGAAGAAGAAAAAAGAGAAGTTCAGAGAATAGCAGGACAATATAACAGTCTGGATATGGACTTGTTTATCAGCAGAGTCGGTGGTAGTCATAGAATCGACGAAATGCGGAAAATTAACGACGAACTTGATAATATTACCGTCATTAATGGTGTTGTACAGAAAAGAAGAAAAAATACGGAAAATGATATTGAGGAATGGAAGCGTGGTTTCATGGAAGGTTTTGAGGAAGCCTATAAGAGGCTAAACCGATAAAATATATATAAGGGCTATTTTTGGAATTGATTCTGCAAAGTCTGTTTCAGATAAGCATGTACTGAGAAGCCTATTTCAGTTTAAACTATTTGGGTGAAAAAATTAACTGGCAAGAAAACTTATGCTCTCGCTGCCTAATCGAAGAACAGTAGATTAAAGGCTTAATTTCACTACAAGGTGGTGGAACGAGACATCGCTTGACAGATACGTTCTGAAGTCTGTTTATATAGCGGTGCAGGTTTATTCGGAACTAATTCAGATTATGCCTAATATCTGGATGAACTTTATTTGGCTAATACCTGTTAACCGGTTTGATATTTGTCTAAACAGGTACGAAAATACTACAAATGTATAAGCATGTAGAAAATTTGTACGGAATGCAGAAGACCTGAGTTCGAATCTCAGATAGTCCACAAAAAAAAATCAGTATTTTAACATTTTTTTTAATGAAAAAGTTTTGGTGTTAATAAAAAACGCTGTATATTTGCAGTGTGAAAAAGGAAACAAATTGTTCTTTGATTATATTTATAAAACGAAAACAACCAAGGTAAATAGTGATATAAGAGTTACTTCGAGAAAAAAATAGGAAATAACCACATGCATTAACTTTACACTCTTATTTTATTTTCTTTTACCTTTATAAAAAAAAATAGCACAGTAGTGACAAGACAGTTACTTCGACATTAAAAAAATTTCATAGGCTATACAATTTGCTGTCTGAATTTTTCCTCTGTGTTTATATTAAAGATTGGGAGTTAGTTTAAATGGTTAAAACGACAGTTTCATAAGCTGGGGACGTTTGTGCGCTCTGTGGTGGTTCGAGTCCATCACTCCCGACAAAAAAGTATTTAGTGATTAAAATTAAAGGTGCAAATTCCTGATATGTTCAGGTTTTTGCATTCTTTTTTGCGTTTATAATAATAAAAATTTAGAAATTAGACTTTTTTCAATGAAAAACTACAATAAGTTGTTTGCACAGTTGCATAACAAGCATTTCGTGAATCTTAAATTCACAGTTTATAATTTTATAGAAAACGACGGATTCGTAAATGAAATATCCGCATTACACAATAAGAAATATGATATAGGTGACTTTGAATTTTTCATGTTCGATATTCCGGAAGATGATAAAAAAGCCATTAAATCAGGTAATGCATTCGTTATACAGAAATACAGGGCATTCAAGCATTATATTGAAAATGAATGTCAGACTGTACCGGACTGTAGTATATTCATAATGAAGGAATTCGGAATAGTAATTGCTGTAAAACTTAAAGAGTTTAATATAAGGAAACTCGAAGCAGTATAACATAAAAAGAAAAGGTGGTTTGATATAAAATGTATCTTACCACCTTTTTCAATTTGAAATATATATTGAGAAGAAAAAGTTCGTGATTATGATGCATCTTGTACTGTCCAACCAGATGGTATTCCGGAAGCACCTGTTGTCCATGAGGACATTGATGCCGCTTTAACGAATGTACCTGATGAGGCAACACCATTTACCCAATAGGTAGTGCAAGAAGTTGCTGTTATATTAGTTGCGAGGCATTTAATATAGTTCAGACTGGTACATCTATAGAACATTTGTATACAACACTGTTGAGCTAATGTGGTAGCAGGTAATTCAGGTGCTGTAGTTAGTGACGTGCAACCATAGAACATTTCTCTATAACAACCACCATATAATGTAGTAGCAGGTAATTCAGGTGCTGTAGTTAGTGACGTGCAACCATAGAACATACCGGTATAACAACCATACGCTAATGTAGTAGCAGGTAAGAGGTTACTTGGGACTGTTGTTAAACTAGTACAGCCATTGAACATATTTGAATAACAATCGTCTGCCAATGTAGTAGCAGGAAGTTTAGGTACAGTTGTTAATGATGTACAACCACTGAACATACTTTGATAACAATTTTGTGCTAAGGTTTGTGACGGTAATTCAGGTGGTTTTACTAAATTAGTACACCCATCAAACATCATGCAATAGCATAAATTATCACCAAATGTCATTTTAGCTGGTAAATATAAATTTTCAGCATTTTTTAAACCTGAACAAGAATGAAACAACATATAAAATATTGTAAATCCACTGTTAATTGGGGTTGTACTAAAATCTTCAGCGTCTTTAAAATTGTCACCTAATACAAGAGACATTATATTTCCTTCTATTGACCATTCGCCATCACCTTGAAATACACCGATTCCACATTGGCCAAATCCATAAGATGTGGCTTGGACACAATTCCCTTTAAATAAAATTGAGCCTCCGGCAGAAATTAGTGGGGTATATGTATTATTTGATAAATTTACCCATGTTCTACCGTTATTCAATGAATATTGTAATTCGTTTGTTATATCTTCTACCGTACACCCATAAAAACTGAATTTTGAGGCTGTTATTGCTTTAAATGTTAAATATTCTCCTGCATAAGGATTAATCTTTTTTCCACCCATTAAAATTCTTCTTCTCATTTCTATACCTTAAACATTCTTAACAATATTTAATATTGTTAAGAACCCTAAAGTACTCTTTTTTTATTAATTTTTTTCCCTTATTCTTTATTTTTTGAACGTGTAAACACTATATTTAATTTACGGATATAAAGAACGAAAAGAACTATGTTAGACAAGTTAAGGATATTAGGATATCGTTATACAGAGAATACTCTTATATACAACAATTTCTTCGGAAATCTGTCTGTTCTGTTATTTGCAATTTTCAATTATTATTTCATTTAAACAAAAAAATTATGGCAAAAACCGTATTCAGGACTGTTTTGGTAATAGGTGACAACCATGAGGAACTTATAAGGAAATATTCAGCCGACACGAAGGTTGAAAGATATGTGAAATGTACGCTTGATGATGCGGAAAAACTTCACAAGTCGTTCCTTAAACTTATAGAAACAATGCTCAGCTGTAAGGAACTTAAACTTACGGAATCACAGATTGAGAACTACAAGAAACTGTATCTGAACATAAAGGAAATGTCTGATTTCGAATACTATCAGTATTATACAAGGGGATGTTTCTATGATGAGGAAACCGGTGATGCGCTTACGGATGAAAACCCGGAGGCACACTACAAGTATGAGAAATGCTATGAGGAGAGTTTACGGACAAAGAACGAGGAAGGCCCGTTCAGTAACCCGTTCTGGCTTAATGATGCCACAAGGTCATATTCGGCAAGGTATAATGACATCTGTTGGGAAAGGATGCATATGTTCGAAGGCGAATGCGAACTTTACCGCCGTGCCTGGGAACTGACTGTCAATGATGATGAGCCGAAGAACGAACAGGAAGTAAAAATAAAAACAAATATGATGGGCAGGTTGGGTTATTTCCTTAATTTCGGCAGTAAGGAGGAATATGTGACGCATTCATGCTCATTCTGGTGCTATGGTATAATAAATGAGGACGGTTATAATGAAGTGACATATAATGTCTCTGACAAGGAATGGGTTGCGAATTTCTTTGACAGATATATTAAGCCGATAAAGGGAAATCCGCTGCTGACTATTTATGAGGTAAGAAGCCTAAACGACTGATAAAGAAGGACGGACTCCCAAAAAGCGGAACCCGTCCTATTTTTTCTCCTCAATAACATCCTTTAACGTGGGCTTGTATATGGTTTTACCTTCTTCGTCCACAAGCTCATAAAGGCTTACATCATTTTTACTGACAAGATACACAACATTGTCATAGTACTGACAGCCGTTACAGAACGACCATCTTCCACAATCCGAAACCAACTTCAATAATTTCCGCATTACCTGTTCCTACTTCTTCTTGACCTTGTCAATATAGTCTATTATTCCTTCAACATGTGTCCTGACTACCGAATCGACTCCTTCTGCTGAAGTCATATATGTGAGGTCATCCTTATTGTCATAGAAGAAATTCTCTGTAAGCACGGCAGGACACAATGCCTTCTGTATAATATAGAAATTCATTTCCTTGTCACTGTCACCGTCTGAAGTGTCCTTTCGTATCTTTCGTCCCCTGAAGTTAATTTCAGCCCTCTTATAGAGGCATTCTGACAGTATATCGGATTTTGTAACACCCTTTGTAGTATAGCACTCCCAACCTTTTCCGTTCAGCCATGCCGAACTGTCACCGGCAGCATTTGCATGTACGGAAATTATCAGTACGTTACCTGCACCGTATTTTTTGCACAATGCGTTTATACGCCTTACACGTTCTCCTAAAGATATATCCTTATCCTCGGTAACGACAAGCCTTGCATCATAGCCTTTATTCTTAAGTACAGATACAACCTTCTTTGCTATTACCCTGTTGTATTTCCATTCCCTGAATCTGCCGTTTTCGGTAAATTCGCTCCCTATCTTAATGGTGCTGTCCAACACAGGACTCTGTTTACCTTTAACTTCAGCACCATGTCCGTTGTCAATTAATATAACCATAATAAAACAGATTTATACGAATATAAATATCAAATTAACAAAGTTTAACCTTGTATGTTTTGCAGAAATAAATAAAAGCAGTACATTTGCACCGAAATAACAGAAAAAATATTTTTTATGGCAAACAACAATCTATTCAAAACAATCGCAAGTGCGTTTGTCGAAATTCAGGATGAGAACGGTTCCGCACAGAACAAGCCTCAGACTGAACAGTTCAGGGTTTCGGAACCGGTTCAGACAGAAGTAAAACCTTCGGAAAATGTAACAGCCCGCCTTGATAATGCATTATTCGAAAAACTGTGCACTGTAGTAGAGGAGAGCAACATTCCGGGCCCTGATTACGTTGAACTTATGAAGGCTGCACAGAACGATACGATGAAAAAGGCCATCCCTGATGAGAAGTCCCGTTTCACTGCTGCCTACATAAGCATTAAGGCAACAAATCCCGAACTTACAAAGGAGAGGGTTTTAGGAAGCATTGACGAATATGTAAGAATGCTCGAAGAAGAGAGGAATAACGGGCTTTCAGAACTTCATGAAAAGTGGGTTAACGAGGTGGATGAGCCTGAGAAGAGAATAGCATCTGCACAGGAGGAAATAACAAAGTTACAGCAGCAGTTACAGGATAAAATAAGATATGTGTCTGAGGAAAGGACAAGGATAGATGCAGCAAAAAATGAAAACACATCAAAGAAGATGAATTTCAACTACACATTCGATGTATTCATAAACAAGTTAAAGGAAGATAAGGTAAAGTTAAACGAAGTTATAACCGATTAAATAATTTTTTAAATTATGTCAGAATTAATTCAGCTAAATACAAATAACAGTCAGAATAAGATTTCACCTTGGGAGAAACCGGGTGGTACGCTTGGTATGATAGTTGCCGGTGGAGCGTTAGCAGGCGGTGTTATATTACTTTATAAAATACTTCCGTTCCTTATAACACTGACAACGAACATACTGACGTTGGGTATTCTTACAGCAGTTCTTGCCGGTATAGCATTCCTTATTTCAGACAGGAAGTTCAGGAAGGCTGTGTCAATGATTTATTTCCTTATCATGAGGAAAATCACGGGGCTTATCATTGAAATTGACCCTATTGCCATTGTTGAGTCAAAGGTAAAGGAAATGAAGGCTAAGATAAATACCATTGAGAAACAAATAGGTAATATCAGAGGTCTGATTACTCAGAACAGCCGTAGGGTTGAATCAAAGAAGGAAGATTTGGAAAAACAGCTTAAGATGCTCAAGGAGTATGAAAACCGTGGAATGACCGACCGTGCAAAGGTTACTGAGAGACAGGTTGTACGTTTACAGTCAGCGGTTGAGAGACAGACTAAACGCCTTGAAGATTCTAAGATTTGGCTTGAAATCCTAAAGAAACTTAAAGAACGTGCCGATTTGGTTGTTGTCGATACTGAGAACGAGGTTAACGACCGTAAGGAGGAATACGAGTCGATAAAGGCACAGCATAAGGCATTCTCCTCAATCATGTCTATTATCAAGGGTAATCCTGATGACCTTGAGGATTTCACTCATGCTATGGACTTTATGGCTTATGATATTTCAATGAGGCTCGGTGAAATGTCAAATGTAATTGACGAAACAGGCGGTCTGCTGTCACAGATTAGTATTGAGGACGGTATTACTTCCGACAAGGCAAATGAGCTTCTACGCAAGTACGAGACAGACGGAATTGACGGACTTTTCGGAAACCGAACAAAAGGCTCAAAGGCGATTGACTATCAGAATCCTAAATACGAGGAACAGACACCAGTTGAGGTTGCTGAGAAAATCAAGGTCAAGAGAACTTATTTCACTTAACATAAATTAACATTTATTTTTTGGTACATATAGAATAAATGCGTACCTTTGCAGCATGAAAAATAAACATAAAATAGAAAAGTAAAACAAAAAACAAAAAAGAAAAACTATGGCAAAGATTATTGTAAAACCGTGGGTACGTTATGCAAGTTGTATTTTAGGTGTTGCATTAGTGGTATTCGGTCTGTGGTATGCAGGTCAGAAGTACAGAACGGACTCAGCAGACAAGAGTGGGAGTATTTTCGGAAGTGTATTCGGAAGTGACAGCGGTAAGGAAGATGTTATCACAATCGGTACGAACACATATGCTGGTTTCCTACCGTTCATGTATCTGAACAACGGACTTGACCCTACTGAGGACTGTATTATCTATAAGAAGTACGGTATTAAACTGAAGGTTATCATACAGGATGATTTCCAAGCAGGACGTGCAGCATTCAGAAACGGTAATATTGACATCATATACTGTACTGCCGATGCCTTACCCGTAGAAATGTCAGAGGGTTCCGAAATGACAGATGCCTGTTTCTTCAACATTTCAAACTGGTCACGTGGTGCTGATGCAATTGTTGTAAATAAGAACATTCAGACAGTAGGAAATCTTATAGGTAAGGTTGTTGCCTGTTCAGAGGGAACAGCAAGTCATACACTGCTACTTAATACACTTGAAACCAACGGAATCGGCTATGACAAGGTCAATATGGGTACACAGGTAGAAGCAGACAAGGTTAATATCAAAATCGTTGAAAGCGGACTTGACGCTGCTGCCGTATTCAAGGCAGGACAATGTGATGCGGCTGTCGTATTTTCACCTGATGACCAGGATATTGTCAATTATATGACAGGTTCAAAGGTTCTTGTATCTACAAAACAGGCAAGTAACATTATCTGTGACGGACTGATAGCAAAGAAGTCGTATCTTGAATCCAACAGGGAAAATGTAAAGAAACTTATAGCAGCACTACTGTCGGCTAATGTTAAGATGAATGAAGATGAAAAGGCTGTTGAACAGGCTGCAAATGTTTTTGCGAAATGCTACGGAACAGATGCACGTTTTGCTATTGACGGTTCAAAGAATATCCATTACGTAACGTTGGGTGATGAACTTAATTTCTTCGGCTTTAATTCAGACTATACAGGAATACAGGGCTCGGAACTATATTCAAAGATGGCACGTACCTATTCAGGACTGAAACTGTGTAAATCACCACTGTCATGGAATAAGGTTTCTGACGGTTCTCTGATTGAGGAACTAAGTGGGAATACTGAACTGATTGAGGGAGACCAGTCACCCGAAAAGGCAAAGACATTCACAGCACCGACAAAGGAAATCGAAACAGCGGCTGCTATCTCAACCAAAAAGGTCACTATTGAATACCCAACCGGAAGTAATGTACTTGACAATAATGCAAAGAGCGTAATTGACCGTGAATTCGTAAGCATAGCAAAACAGTTCAGTGGTTCAAGAATCAGAATTGAAGGTAATACTGATGATACAGGCTCAGATGCCATTAATATTCCACTGTCAAAGGCAAGAGCACAATCTGTTGCCAACTATTTAGTCAATGAATACGGTTTTGATACCAACAGATTCATCATCGTCGGAAACGGTTCGAGAAAGGCTAAGGAGGACGGAGTAAAGGGGGCCAACCAAAACTACCGTACAACAGATTTCGAGTTAATAAATGAATAACACATTTATAAGGTTTGGCATTATCTACTCTCAAACCTTTTATTTTTTATAAAAAACATACATGCATATTATAAAAAAACTTTTCAGATTCGGAGGAGAAAGTGATTTCGGACTTGTAAACAATATCATAATCACTTTGGTCGGATTTGCCTTAATACTGTTCGGATGGTATTTTATTTCAATTAATAATATCATACCTGCAAATATACTGCCGAATCCGTTCAATGTCATAGGCTGTTATGATGAACTGATAACTGAGTATCATATGTTCGGTAATGCATGGTTCAGCCTTAAGATGAATCTTATGTGTTATGTATATGCAATCGGTTTATCACTTCCTATAGGATTTATCATCACATTATGTCCGTTTCTTAATCTGCTGATAGGCAGGACAATAAACACGATACGTTTCTTACCCTTTGTTGCCATAACTTCCATATTTGTCGCTATTTTCGGCCTTACCTTCAATATGAAGGTTCAGTTTCTGTCCGCTGCACTCATGGTTTATATCATACCTACCGTTGTCAATAAGGTCAACGACTTGCAGAATCCTAAAAACGACAAGGATAATGTATATCTTCAGACAATCAAGACAATGGGTGCAACAAACTGGCAGAAGTTCAGATATGTTTACTGGCCATATGTGACGAGCGGAATCGCAGATACTTGCAGAGACCTTTTGGCTGTCAGTTGGACTTATGTTACCGTTGCTGAACTTATATACAAGGACGGCGAAATAACAGGGTTGGGTGCACTGATTAACACAATGATTAGACAGTCTAATATATCAGAAGCATATGCACTTATTATCTTAATCATACTAATCGGTTTTTCACAGGATTTACTATTCGGTAAAATCATCAAATTATTATTCCCATATAAAAAATGAGCAACTTGTTTTCAACGATAATCAAAAATGAAGTTCAAGGTAAACCCGTACAGAATGAAAATAACATCCAACTATCTGAAACAAAAACTTTAAGATTTGACGGATGCTATGAGGTTGAGAATACCCCAAATGTTATTGACCTTGAAAATGTGACATTGAAATTCGGTAATTTTACATTATTCGACAAACTTAATTTCAGTATACCTGACTTTAAGGGCCACGGGCAGTTCATTTCAATAATGGGGGGGTCTGGTGCAGGTAAAAGCCAAATTGCCAGATTAATTTCAGGTTTAAAAACACCTGATGAAGGTACTATAAAGATGTACGGAAAGCCGTATACAGACAAAACACATGTACCGATGGTTTTCCAACAGTATTCTTCATTTCCGTGGATGACCGTTCTTGAAAATGTTGCATTACCGTTAAAGATGAAAGGTATTCCAAAACAGGAACGTGAAGCAAAGGCTATGGAAATAATCGAACTTGTCGGTTTAAAGGGCCATGAGAAGAAATGGGCACAATACCCCATACTGTCAGGCGGTCAGTTACAGAGAGTATCTTTGGCAAGAAATCTTGCGGGTGATTCGCAGATAATGATTCTTGATGAATACAGTTCCGGACTTGACACGGCTTCAAAGTCAGCAATGCAGGACATACTACTGAAACTGTTCTATGATAATAAGATAGACCGTACATTTATCATGATAACACATGATATAAACGAAGCAATATATCTGTCACAGCGTGTTTATATCCTTGACTCGAAAACACATACATTCAATAATATAATCGACATATGTTTTGAAGGTAAGAGGGATAGGAATATCATAAGTACGAATGAATATAAGGACTATTATAAGAAAATAGCCAATATTTTCAATTAACGAAATTTAACGGAATTTATTTCTCTGAAAATTTTATTTACAGTATATTTGCAAAGAAGAGGTTTGATTTGTGGTGCTTGCATTCCTCGATAAAAATGCTAAAAATCCCTAAACGGATTATACCACTTTGTGTATAATTTTTTATTTTTATTTTTTCAATGAATTATTTTTTTACAAGTGAAAGTGTAGGTCAGGGTCATCCTGACAAGTGTGCAGACCAAATCAGTGATGCTATTCTTGACCAGTTCCTTGCGTATGACAAAGAAGCAAGGGTTGCAAGTGAAACGTTAGTAACTACCGGACAAGTTGTAATAGCCGGTGAAGTGCATAGTGAAGAATATATTGATTTACAGCAAGTTGCACGTAATACTATTAACAGAATCGGCTATAATAAATCGGAATATCAGTTTGACGGTAATTCATGCGGTATTATAAATTCAATTCATGAGCAAAGCGGTGACATAGCAAGGGGTGTTGACAACGGTGATGAAGATAACCAGGGTGCCGGCGATATAGGTATAATGTTCGGCTATGCCGTTAATGAGACTGAGACATATATGCCCCTTACAAGTTATCTCTCTAATTTCATTGTAAGAACATTAGACGAGGTACGTCATGAAGGTAAGATAATGACATATCTCAGACCTGACTCAAAGGCACAGGTAACAGTTGAATATGACGGTGAAACAAATAAACCTATAAAGATTGACAATATTGTCATATGTGTACAGCATGACCCCGTATTCAAGTCAGAGGAATGTATGCAGAAGGAGATAACACAGGATATACGTGACATAATTATACCTATTATCAAATCACAGATTGAACGTGAAAATATAAGGAAAATGCTTGACGGTGATTTCAAGATTTTGGTTAATCCTACCGGATGGTTCGAGATAGGCGGCCCTCACGGTGATACGGGACTGACAGGACGTAAGATTATCGTAGATACATACGGTGGAAGAGGCGCACATGGAGGCGGGGCCTTCTCAGGTAAGGATTCTTCAAAGGTTGACCGTTCAGGTGCATATGCAGCACGTTATATAGCAAAGAACCTTGTTGCTGCCGGTGTTTCAGATGAAGTACTTGTGCAGATTTCATATGCAATCGGCAAGGCAGAACCTATGAGTCTGTATGTTAACACATATGGGAAGTCACATGTCAAAATGAGTGATGGCGAAATAGCAGATATACTTAGAAAAACGCTTGACTTAAGGCCAAAGGCTATTGAGAATACACTTAAACTCAGACAGCCTATGTACAGTGAAACAGCAGCATACGGACATTTCGGAAGAAAGAATGAATATGTTACGAAAACATTCACAAGCCGTTACCATCCGACAAAGGAAATTGAAGTTGAACTGTTCACATGGGAAAAGCTTGACCTTGCAGATGAATTCAAGGAATTGTTTTTCAGTTAATTGTCAAACGGACTATATTTATAAAAAATAGTATAAATATTGTTTTCCCATGAAACAAACAATAAGATTAACCGAAAACACCCTTCGCAGAATCGTAAAAGATACTGTAAGAAATATATTGTCAGAAAATAACAGTATCTATAACAGTGTCAACGAAGTTCATAATTTCAATGATGTTGTATTAAACAGGAGAGTTGACGAAAGCAGTGTTAACCGAATGTTACAGTGGCTTAAAAATTGTGACTGTGCATTCATCAGTGCATTCAGAAACGAACTTAAGGATGTTAAAGATACTGAAAAAACCTATCTAGGAACTGATAATGATTATAAAATAGGTAAGAAGTTTACCCATGAAGAGAACCGTCAGAAAAATAAACTGATGGTTGCCGAACTGTTACAGTTAGGGTATGGTGTTACTAAAATAAAGGGTGTTTATCCGGAAGGGTTGTCTGATGAAACTTCAGAGGAAAGTTATTTGGTTGTTAACCGTAACAATGATGAAAATTTCTTAGATAACCTCCTACGAATTTCCGAATACTATAACCAGGATTCAATCTACTACAAAGAAAAGGGTGAAGCTAAGGGTAATTTAATTGGTACTAATGATAACGGATGGCCTGAATATCATGAAAAAGGTGACGAAAGTATAATGAAAATCGGTACTGCTTCAAACTATATGTCAAGGTTGGGTAATAAAGCCTTTTCATTTATCGGTAAAGATGCTGAAAAAGTAAACAACCGAAAGGAGGCAATGGATAGTATCAAAAGAAGTAAAGGTACTGATGACGAGTGGAAACAAAGATATTGGCGTGATGATGACGGTACTTCATTCGGAAACAGAAAATCATTACGGAAAAAGAATATGAAGGAATCCGTCGATTTTTGGGGAAATATTATAAACGGAGGTATGCTCATATCAGAAGATATACATCCATTAACAAGAAAAACAATGGGTGAAGCACTACGCAAGTTTAAGAAATCCAAAGAACCTACTTACTCTTTAGATAAAATCTCTGAAATGACGTTATCTTCCGACAGTAGTATTAACGAAGATACGAAGGAACCTTCATTTATCAAAAGAAGGAAGAACTGGGAGATAAACAACTATGACCGTTTCCTTGATATCGTCAATAAAACACCTTCAGATAAAAAGGGTTATCTTACACGTCATCCAAAAGAAGAAATAACACAACCCGGATGGATAGTATATACGTTAAAGGGTTATGATGTTGCATTTGCCTTGCATATGATTGACCCTGATAAAGTCGAAATCGTCAATGTTGTCAACAACAGTAACCTTCGTGGAATAGGTGATGACCTGCTTACCTTTGCGAAGTACGAAGGAGGTACACAGCTTGATAACTATAAAGGTTATCTGAGTCGGTTGTACCGTAAGAATAAATTTGACAGACAGACGTGGGAAGATGAGTTCAATCCCGAATTCTTAGACCCCGACCCTGAATGGCAACTCCCAAAGGATGTACAGGATACAAAACCGGGAGTAGAAGGACTTGAGTTGTCAAAGCACAGGTCAAAATACAACAACCCGCAAAACAGAAAATATAAAGAAAGAATCGATAAACGAAATACTGAAAAATTCAAATAATTTTATGCGAAATATCGTTTTGAATATACCGCATTCATCTTGTTGTGGTGTATTTGACAATGAAATAGGAAGATGGCCAAGAAATCCGTACTTCGTAAATGACTGTGTCAACAAATGGACTGACTGGTACACTGATTATCTGTTCTCGTCAGGTAAGAAGAACATACACAGCGTAATATTCCCTTATTCACGTTTTGTATGTGATGTAGAGAGACTTGAAAATGATGAGTTGGAAAAAGAAAGTCGTGGAATAATATACAGGGAATTCGGTGGAATAGTAAGAAAAGAACTGTCTGAAAAAACAAATGAATATCTGTTTAAATTAAGGACTGAACACTTAAGGAAACTTTCAGATTTACTTACAGCAGATTCAGTACTTATTGACTGTCATTCATTCCCAAGTGATGTATATGATACAGACATTTGCATAGGTTTCAATGAGGATGATTCATATGATGCGAAATTAGTTGAATTCGTAAAGAAAACCTTTGAGGCATATGACTATTCGGTTGAGTTAAACAAGCCATATTCGAACTCAATAACACCAAAAACAGATTTCAATTATAAATCACTGATGATTGAGGTTAACAAGAGAGTATATCTTAATGAGAAGAATAATACTATCAGTTTAACACCAAGAAAAGCTATGCGGTGGTTCGGTTGTATGGATAAAATATACGAAGGTATTCTCGATATGTAGCCTATTTATTTTAAAAGGTTTTTTCTAAATGAAGATAGGTACGTTTATATATTCAAGTAATTCAGTTGAAAAGTTAAAGGAAATGCTGAACGAGTTTTTCCTTACGTTCAATATACCGGCTGTTACACCTGATGATTTATTCTACTACGGTGTTTTCTGCAAGGATATCACTTATGCAAATTACAAGTTTTGGGATGAAGCACCGGCTGATTTGGACATACCGGATATATTGACAAGTGTATGCAGTACGGCTAAGGACAGACTTGACTATGTGCATGAAATAATCGGGCTTGTAACAAAGGGTGAAATAGAAAAGCCTGAATGGATGGTTCATGTTGAAATGGAGGAAACATGTAATGACTATGAAACACCTCCAAGTAATTTCCTGTACCTTATCCCCAAGGAAGATAAATACGGAAGATTAGCTGAAAAGATACTTGAATTCCTTTATTCCCCAAATCTTATTGACTTTACTGTTATAGGTTAAGTTTAACAGCATTTAACTTTTATTTCTTTTGTATATCCGTTTTTTGCAGTATATTTGCAAAGAGAAATAAAAAAACACAATGAAATTTAGAGATTTATTTGACAAGGAAACTTGGTTACCGAACTGGGATTATATCTTCTCAGTTGAAGAATTCAAGGTTATGGAGGACTGCAAGCAGTCAAGTACATGGCATAAAGAGGGTAATTTAAAGAAGCATGTAAAACTAGTTACGGATGCCATGCTTAAGCATCTTAAGGAAAAGGAAAACATTACACCGTCTGACAACACTTACTACATCACAATGATGTCAGCTGCTATCTGTCATGATTTAGGCAAACCCTCAACAACGAAGTTCGACAAGAAGAAAAATGACTATGCAACAAGCAATCACGGTATGGCCGGTGCTGTAATTGCAAGAAAACTTTTCTTTGACGAAGATTATGTATTGAGGGAAAATGTATGTTATATGATACGAAACCACATGATTTTGCATCATATACTAGACAAAAAGGGTATGATTTCAAGGAAAATCATGGCATTATCACACGGACGTGTAACATTTAAGGATATGCTTATTCTTAACATATGTGACTCTCTCGGTTCCATAAATGATGTTGAAGGCCCTGACTTCTTAGAAAAGAAGGTGGCAGAACTTAAGGAACGTGCTTATTCGCTCGGATGTTTTGACAAGCCTTACAGATTCAACAATGACTACGAGAAGGTTGACTATTTCGCTTCAAATGATGAAGATACTGCCGGTATTGAAATAAATGAAGAGGAATGCGGTAAGTTTACGATGTATGTCATGGTAGGGGTTCCCGGAAGCGGAAAATCCACGTTTATTGAAAAGTACCTTAAGGACGTTGTGGTTATAAGCCGTGACTTAATCCGTACTGAAATCGGCATATCGGGAGAAAAGCCGCAAGGAAACAAGAAGCAGGAAGATGAAGTGACAAGGCTGTTCAATGAGAAGGTAATGGAGTGCTGCAAGGAGAAAAAGAATTTCGTAATTGACAACACAAATGTAAAGAAGTCATACCGTAAGGAATATACCAACATGGTAAAGGGCTATAGGCCTAATATTGAATACATTTATGTCGAGGCTCCTGATTTGCAGTCCTATTATGACAGACGTGAAGGACTGATGCCATTAAGCGTAATTGACAGAATGTGGAGCAACTTTGATTTTCCCGACCCTACTGAATATAATAACCTGACAATCTACAAACAGTATAAATTTTAATTAATATTTTTTACGATGAAAGTTGTTTATCTTAAAAATTACAGAAAAGGCTTTGCCACAAACAGTTCCTCAACCCATTCAGTTATATACAGGAACAAGGGTGAAGTGTTTAATGACCTTAATATATTCGAGCTTGACTTTTATGACAGATATACACAGACTATAGCAGCATCAAAGGAGGCTAAGATAAAGTACGTTGCCGCTAATATCAGATATAATGATAAGCTGTACGAAATCATGTCAAAGTACTATCCTCAGATGGAAGAGTACAAGAAACTGATAAAAGAGGATAAAGAGAATATATACACTTATGACGAATCTTTCGGTATGTATAGCCGTGGAGAACTGTCATTCAGTAACAGTGACGTTATTGAAGCAAGTATTGACTATCTGTGTGACCTGATTGAGGATGAGGATAAAATCATAATCGGCGGTTCGGATGAACTGGATTTCGTCTATGATACCATTGAAGGTCATAAGGAGTTGCCTACACCGGGTGAAGTTTACGGAAGCAGGGGATTCAAAAACGGTGTTGTCATTAAAAACGGTAATTACTGGGTCGGTTACGGACTTGACGGTAAGATACGCTTCACAACGAAGAATGAAGAATGTATACCGTCCTATCCTGAACTTGTAGACCTCCGTATCACGAACAAATGTCAGTGGAACTGTGATTTCTGTTTCATGAATTCATCGATGAAGGAAAAGGAAGCCGACTTCAAAAACCTTGAGAATATCATAAAAATGCTTTCAAGTGATGAGAGATACGGATGGTACAGAAAACGTATTGAATTCTCGGTAGGAGGCGGTAACATCCTGTTATACCCCCATTTGGAGGAACTTTTCTTCCTTATGCATGAAAACGGTCACATCATAAACACGACAATTAATGCAAAGGACTGTAAACAGCTTATAAACGATGAGAAACTGTTTGAAACATTCAAGCGTTATGTAACGGCAATAGGTATATCCGTAACTTCTGATGAGGATATTGAAAACGCCGGTAAACTTTACAAAGCATTTGCTGATAATAAAATATACGGAAAACAGCTTACGGTACATCTTATACCTGAACTTCTCGGTGTTGACAGAACAAGGGAAATCATTGAAAAACTGAAAAAATGCAACCTTTACAGTATATTGTTCCTGGGCTATAAAACAAACGGAAGAGGTATAAACCATACATGTCCTAAGTTTACTGATGAGGAACTTACGAAACTGTTCAATGGACTGTGCTGTTTAAGTATCGATACAACATTTGCAAAAACCTATGAAAAGTGGCTTAAGGGTCATTTTGATACTAAGTACACAATGACGGCACTTGAAGGGGAATACAGTATGTATATCGATGCCGTGGAATGTAATGCCTATAAATCTTCTTACGAGCTGGATAAGCCATATCCGCTGATACGTAAGGGTAATATTACAGACTGTTATACACCGATTAATGCCTTCAGACAAATACGTAAGGATAATAACCTAAAAGTCATAAAAGATGAAAACAACCTTTAATCTTGAAGAAATAAAGGAATTTATAGACAAAACCCCGTATTACAGACGAAAATACTCAAATGATGGTGATACTATAGATTCATTTATTAAGGAATTCAAAAAAATATGTTCACATGCCGAAAATCATCTGAATAGTCTGATTAAACTTAATGAATTGTGTATATCAGAAGGGATAAGGATAAATACGGATGATTACAACGATGCACTTGCAAAGGCTAAGGAACTCAATGATAAATTAACTGAACAATCTGATTTCATACAGGAATGTATAACTGGCAAGCAGAACAGTTGCGAACATGAACTTGAAGAACTCGGACATGATTCACATTATACATTCTATAGATGCATCAAATGCGGAAAAGAATTAAATTATTAATGTTTAACAAAAAAGAATAAGAGAAAAATGGGCTACGCTAATATTAATCTCGAAATGTTCAAAAGCGGCTTACACCTTACATGCAAGGAAACAGAGGATGATGAATTCATCCCAAAAGGTAACGGTAATATGCTGATGGATATATTAAACAAAATCGATGAGTTAACAAATCCAGATACAAGGTATCAGATTACTGAAAAGGGTTTACGTGTTTTAGAACTCACAGAGTCCGGTATGGACTTTGATGAAGCTTGTAGTAAAGTTGAATCAGAAGAAGAAAAGGAAAAGAAACTTCCATATGAATATGTGGACTTAGGTTTACCTTCCGGCTTGAAGTGGTGTAAAACCGATGTAGGTACATTCAAGGAAGGTGACTCCGGACTGTACTTCGCCTGGGGTGAAACAAAGGGGTATAAAGATACCACCGGCGAAAAGAAGTTTACGTGGGAAGATTACAAGTTCGGTAAAGCAGATGAATTATCCAAATACAACGAGACTGACGGTAAAACCGTGTTAGACCCTGAGGATGATGCAGCAACCGTGAATATGGGTGAAGGTTGGAGAATGCCTACTTATGATGAGTATCAGGAACTGATGGATAATACCACATGGGAATGGATAGAAGACTACAACTACATTGGTTGTGATGTGATGAAACTTACTTCTAAAATTAACGGTAATTACATTATATTTCCTACTCACGGCTACTGTGATTTAGGTTGGTTTAACTATGCAGGCAGTAAGTGTTACTTTTGGACTTCGTCCCTCTACACTTGGAATATACGTCACGGTTGCTACATCGATATGGACAGTAGTGGTAAGGGCTTTAGCAGCGGCTACCGTTATGTCGGTCAATCTGTCAGAGGTGTTCGTTCAGATGTTTAATTAACCATAAAAAAAAAATAAATTGAAATGCTTAATAATATTAAAAAACTGTTCAAAACTGATAACACAATAATTCAGTTGGAAGGAAATGTAAATGATTTGCTTCAAATAGATAATGAAAACAACGCAAAAATTGCGAGGTTTATAGTAAATGAAGAAGATAATGAAGAATCAGAGGAAATACTTGATATTACAATAACTTCAGTTGACCCAAGCAGAACACATGGGTTTTTCAATAACAATCTTCTTAATGAAAAAGTAAGGATTACAGTTGAGAAAATTATCTGAAAAAGAAAAGGTGGTTTGATATAAAATGTATCTTACCACCTTTCATCATTATTATATATATTGAGAAGAAAAAGTTCGTGACTTAAGCATTCTGTACTGTCCAACCGTCAGGTATTCCGCTTTGTCCACTCGACCATGTTGCTGATGAATTTTTGACGAATGTACCTGATGAGGCAACTCCATAAACCCAACCCGTAGTATACCCACTTGGATTTTTAGCCATACATTTTATATAGTTAAGATTTGTACAACTATAGAACATATTACCATAACAACCATTTGCTAATGTAGTAGCAGGTAAATCCGGTGCACGTGTTATATTTGTACAAGTATGGAACATTTGCTGATAACAATAATTTGCTAATATGGTAGCAGGAAGTAAACCCGTTGGTATGGTTGTTAAACCAGTACAACCTTGGAACATATATCGATAACAATAATTTGCTAATGTGGTAGCAGGAAGTAAACCTGTTGGTATACTTGTCAAACCTGTACAACCTAAGAACATATATTGATAACAACCACTTGCTAACGAAGTTGCTGGTAATAAACCTGTTGGTATACTTGTTAAACTTGTACAATATGCGAACATATCAGAATAACAAGTACTTGCTAATGTAGTAGCCGGAAGTAAACCTGAAGGTATACTTGTTAAACCGGTACAACTGCGGAACATATCATAATAACAATAATCTGCTAATGTAGTAGCGGGTAATAAACCTGTTGGTATGCTTGTTAAACCCGTACAACCTTGGAACATATATTGATAACAATAATCAGCTAATGTAGTAGCCGGAAGTAAACCTGTTGGTATGCTTGTTAAACCGCTACAACCATGGAACATATCAGAATAACAACCTTGTGCTAACGTAGTAACTGGTAATAATTTTTCCGGTATACTTGTTAAACCGGTACAGCCATTGAACATACTTGAATAACACTCACTTGCTAACGTAGTTGCAGGGAGTAATGTACTTGGTATGTCTGTTAGTCTTGTACAGCCAGTGAACATACTTGAATAACAAAGATTTGCTAATGTAGTGGCTTGGAGTAATGTACTTGGTATGGACGTTAAACCACAACTACTGAACATATTTGAATAACAATTATTGTATAACTTAGTGGCGGGTAATAAACCTGAAGGTATACTTGTTATATGTGTACAGCCTCCGAACATATAGTAATAACAATAAGATGTTAAACTTCTAGCCTGCAACAAACTTTCCGGTATGCTTGTTAAACCCGTACAACCTCTGAACATTTCTCGATAACAATGAGATGATAACGTAGTAGCAGGTAATAATGTACTTGGTATACTTGTTAAACCCGTACAGCCATAGAACATACTATCATAACAATTTTGTGCTATTGTAGTAGCCGGTAAAGATATGTTAGTTATACTTGACAATTTTGTACAGATATAAAAAAGTCTGTAAAAAGTATAATTCTTACCAGACAGACTTGTTTTATTAGAGAAATCGTTTCCGAATAACAGCGACATCACGTTACCAGATGCTGAAAATGTACCACCTGTAGCAGCAAAAGTACCTATACCTTGAGTTGAAACAGTTGAACTACTATTCGGTATACATTCCCCTCTGAACATAATTGTATCACCCGTAGATAGCGAAATATATGTGTTATTAGGTAACTCCTGTGCAGTAGTACCACCGTCCAAGGAATAAAACAGTTTATTCAGTGTACCACCTGATGGTGTTTTACCTGTAAATTTAACCTGACAAGCACTATTAGCCGTGAATGTCAACGCCCCTGCTTTTATATATTCTGTGTTGGTTTCCTGTAACAATCTTCTTCTCATTTCTATACCTTAAACATTCTTAACAATATTTAATATTGTTAAGAACCCTAAAGTACCCTAAAAAAGTTCAAAAATAACAAAAAATATTACCTTTAGAACATCATCTCCATGTATTATTTTCTCCTGATTTTATTGTCGTCAAGTCGATAATTATAATATATGCAACAGTCAATAGTGATGTCTGAAAAACAGATTAGAAACATAATAAGAGAATCAGTAAGGGAAATACTTTCCGAAGGAGTTGAAACGAAAAATATGAAACTCGCAAAGCATTATCTTTATAACAATAAAGGCTTTGACGAGGAACGTGCGATGAAGTGTATCGGTCAGATAAAAACCGACATACCAAACTCTCGTATGGCTAAATGCAAGTTCATGCTGGCTATGGTACGTATGTTCTGTAACGGTGAACTGTCAGATGCCGAAACCATAATGAAGGTAAACAAATCGCTGAAGTATGCTGCATCAGATGCACATGTAAACGAATACGACAACGACCTTAACGGAATGTCTGCTTCTCAGTTTATAGAAAAATTCTCCGGTTCTGCACAGGTTGACCTTGAAAATGACAGAAACGAACTGTCACAGCAGCAGTACAACAGTCAGGCTTCACAATATGAAATAATAAGGATTAATTCATTTGATGAGGCATCTGAATATTCGAATTATGTAAGCTGGTGCGTTACGCATTATCCTGAGATGTATGCATCATACACGGCAAACGGTATAAACCTTTTCTACTTCTGTCTGAGAAATGGTTGGAGAAATGAAGTTCAGGAACCCGGTGAAGGATGTCCGCTTGACAGTTACGGACTGTCAATGATAGCCGTATCGGTAACACCTGACGGTTCATGTAATACAGTCACCTGTAGGTGGAATCATGAAAACGGAGGTAATGACAACATTATGACAACGAAACAACTGTCAGAAGTGATAGGGTATAATTTCTACGATGTTTTCAAGCCGCTGACACAGGAGGAAATAGAAATAGCAAGAAAGAGAGTGTTGGATGAAATAGAGGGAGAACTTGAAATATACTGTGATGAAAACAATAAACAGACATTTGAATCTGACCCTTATTATGGAGACGAGATAGAACAGGATGTTTATTCTTATTATTCCGAAGAACATGGCGCGTATGTTTTAATCGACGAATTCAACAATCTGTTAATTGACATGACATTCGATGAAGTAGAAACACGCTATGCGGATTCATTCAAAGTGGAAAACGGACATAAATCAAATGTAGTATTACTTGAGAATGATGAATACGGTGGGGTAAAAGGCAGACTCATATCAGAAGAATGGTTTGACGGACTAAGAAACAGTTTAAGGGAAGGATATGTACTTGTCATGAAAAACAAAAAATTCAACCTTATAAACAGAAACGGTGAATACCTTCTCAATGAATGGCTTGGTGCAATAGGAACCGTTTACCCTGACAACAAAGGTAATTTCATTATAGACACCTTAGATAACTTTTACAGTACGAAAACACAGTCATATATATTTGACAGAAGTATTGAAACAGCATTTAATGCAAGAGAAATAGGTACTTTTTTAAAGTTCAAGGGTGATGAATACTATCAGTTATATAAAATACCGGAATTTAAACTGAAAGCACCGTGGAAAATAAGAGGTCTGTTAGGTTATGACGGAAGCTTTAAATATATAGTCGTATTAACAGACGGCTCAACATATAAGTTGGATTCATTCGGTAATCTTTGCGATGATAACGGAAATACAGTTAAGCAGAATCCGATATTCATTAAACCCGAAAGTAACGAATCATTAATAAGGAATATTATCAGGAAAAAACTTAACGAGGTGCGTTATATTGACTCACGTTATGAGAAATACAACGGTAAGGTCAACAAGAACCACTGGACAGATTCCTATAATCAGGAACCGATTAAGGATAACGACACTATAAGAGTGTACCACGGATGTACATTACAGACTGCCTGTGATATAGCCATTAACGGTACATCAGGTAAAACATACCATCCAAGGCAGTATTCCTACGAGTCGGGTATGAATCCGTTAGGTATTTTCGTCACAACGGATTTCGAAACAGCAAAGAAGTTCGGTGTATCTAATCAGGGAATGGCTATCATTGAATTCACTGCAAGGGCTTCTGATTTGGAGAGTCCTGTATGGAACGGTCAGGATTCCTATTTCGGACAGGGTAGTATGCCTATGCCGTTCAATAACAAGGAAGAAAGAAACGCACAGAAGGAAAGATACAGACAGAATGCATTAAACACAAAGGATGAGACATATTTCGACTATAAGAAACTGAAGGATAACACAATATCAAAGGATTATATAAGGAAAAGTGATAAACCTGAAGTAGCAGTCAATATATTTGACAATCCTGAGCATCAGGCACTTTTCATGGGTGATTTAAATCCTAATCAGATTAAAAGGATTTGGGTTAACTTGCCCGGTGAAGATGGTTATGTAAAATCCACAACTTCATATATACCTATGTCAAAAAGAGATTTCCTTAAGAAGTTCGGTGACAAGAAATGGCAGGACGGTTATGACTATAAGGGCCAACCGGTCTATATGTCAATGAAAAACCATAAACTGTTCAAGCCGAATGAGGACTGTAAAACATTTGATGATTTGGTTGACAGACTGTACAGACAGGACAGAAAATTCTACAAAAGCCGTGAACAGATAGTAAAGAATCTTAAGGATATGGGTATGCTCTCAAAAACACCTGAGAGATATGCAACAGATACAATTTCTTCCGTATTGTGGCCGAAGCAGATAATACAACTGTACGGTAAGGATTATTTCGAGGATAATTTCGACAGATTAGGTCAGGTTTAACTTCAGTATCATATTTATAATATATTACATTATTTTAGTTACTATGCTTAACGAGAAACAATTAAAAAACTACATAAAAAAGGTCATCAAAGAAGAGATTGATTCATATAACCACCCGGAACAGTCAAACGACAACGCATTTGCATCAGACCATAGGACAAATGCAGCAAAATTCTCGCATGATGGTGTTGACACATATTTTGCACGAAAAGACCAAGATAATATGCATAAATCAGAAAAGGACAGAATCAGACGTGCAGACAAACGATGGCAAAAAGCAGCAGATTCACGTCCTCTCCACAGAAAGGGTTCATTGAACAGAGAACTCGGAGAATCAAAGATTCAAGAGGGTAATTGCAGGTATGTTTTTCATTGTATAATGAAGCCTGAAAAGGGTAACGAAACTATGTGTATTGACAATATTAATGATATTAAACCATATATAAAAGATGCTTTATATTGGGATGTCTGTAAAGGAAACAATTCAACTGACCCTAACAATCTTGTTGCATGGGGAGGAGGGCCTGGCGGATTTTGGTATAACTTCCTGAATAAACCTGATTGGGCAAAAGAAGGGGTGCACTGGAATAAACCGTCTGAACGAGACAGACAATTAGTACTGTCAAAAAGAAAAGATTTCGGAAACGTATACGAAAACAGTCAGATTAAAGAATCTGAATCTGACTATGATGATGATTCAGAATATTTCAAACAAGAGGAAGAAGATGAACTGAACTACGACCTTAAAGAACTTTCCAAGGCATTCCAAAAATCAAATGGTACATATCATGCAAAATCATCAGACGGAAGTTTCCAAACAGGTGATAAGGTAATCGTACACGGAAAAACAAAGGAGATAGAAGGTATCATAGAAGATTTCGATACCAACTTCATGACGTATGAGGAAACCTGCGATGTGAAATACCAAAAAGATGGAAAAGAGTGGACTATGATAGGTGTTCCTTTAAGCAAAGTCGAAAAAATATCATAAATATAACAGTCATCGGTGGAAAAACACCGGTGATTTTTTTTAACAATTTATAACTTAACTTCCTTTGTTATATATCAAAAAAGCTGTATATTTGCAAAAAGAATAAAAACAAATAAACAATCAGAATTTATGGCTAAAAGGTATATCGGAAATACGGAAGACCGTATAAACAAGTGGATGCGTATGTGCCTTCAGTGGCAGTTCGACATCCGTCGGGGAATTGAGAAGAATGCAAGTCATTATTTCTCAAAGTATCATGTAGGGAAATACTCAGAGGACTATTTTAGTGATTTGGCGTATTCAGTTGTTGACAGAAAATATGTCATCGCAAAGATGAATCGAATTTCAAATGACAGAATGCTTCGTGACAGAAAACTCGGACTTAACAGTAACCGCGTACTGATTGTACAGGTCGGTGATAAGAAACTGAACTACAATAAGCCGGTTAAGATTAACGAAAACACAATTATAAAAATCGTTGAATAGTGAAGAAAAAGAAAACACTAAGTCTGCTGTTAACTGCATTTATCCTATCTTCGTGCCATTGCAGCACTTATCACGGCTCTGAAGAGGATATAACACCGAAACAGAAACCTGACTATGCATATATATTCGACAGCAGATTAACCGAAGTCAGAGAGGATTCCTGTCAGATTATCGGAACATTTGACGGTAATTTCCACATTAACAGAAAATGCAGACTGTCAGAGGGTTATATTGAACTCGGAACTGAAAATGTTTTTTCTAAAACCGTTTATAGTGTTAATGCTGATATTTTCATTTCTGATACACTGTATATAGGAATAAACCAAGATAAGCAGATTTATTTTTTCAGATGACAAAGAGAGAGGAACTGATAGAACTTACCGGCCAGGCAATCAATGGAATACTATCATCTGACGGAACACTTTTATCAAAGATATTTGACAGGGCAACACATACACAGGTTTCTGAACTCTCAGTTTCGATTGCATCAGAAGCGATTAAACGTATCGATAAAATAATCGGAACCTGATATTTATATGTGTATAAACGACAAAAAATGAATATATTTGTAATAAGTCAGGAACTACTACATCCGCTTGTGGTTGCCGCAACAATAATAGTCGTATCGCTTGGAGCCATATTCATACCGATGATTAACGACTATTTCGATAAAAGGAAAAAAGAAAAAAAAGATAAATGACGTTTGATTTATTCCTTATAATATTCGGTCTGTGTATATTCATATACTACAACATATTATTCACAGTTTTTAATAATGATGAAACACCTGAGTCAATAAGTGCAACATCATATATATCACGGGAGCTGTTCGATACAACAGCCCCATTTACTGTATTATGCATATCTTCAGCAGTATGCCTGTTCCCATTGTGGGTTGCCGTTACACCTGACATCTATCAGTTCCTTGTGTTCCTATCATGTATGGGTATGCTATTTGCCGGTACAACACCGTTATATAAACAGGAATTCGAAGGTAAGATACACTACACAGGCGGTATTATAGCATTTGTATGCGGACTTATATGGCTTATACTGTCACATTGTTGGATAACACTTGCAGCTATTGTAGGCTTAGGCGGGTTATGGACAATATTCGACAGAAAAAAATATACCTTCATTTTTGAATTCGTAAGCTATATAGCCGTTTGCCTTGCAGTACTGACTTCAATTTAAAATGTTCGGTACTGTATATTTATCTGAAGATATAATGCTTTTTATTTCAGATGAATTTATTTATAAAATTTGCCAAAAACAACACCGGATATAGTACAAAAAACCTATTTGTACTGTTAATAACATTTATAGGATGCCTGTTGTTAATAGTACCGTTCTTCGTACTGATAATTGAGGCTATTTTCATGCATACAATAGCAACAGACCTTACAGGAATGGCAGCATACATAGGTGCAGTAACAACTTTATTCGGCGTTGCAGGACTGACAAAGGTAACGTCCGAAAAATACGAAAAACCCTATACACCTACAGAAGACATTATAACCGAAGAAGGATAAAGGTACCTGTATTATACAAGTACCTTTTTTATTAGTTACCGATATTTATTGTTAAACAGTTTATTTTTCGATGAAACAGACAATAAATATAAAGGAATCAGACCTTCAGAACATCATAAAGGAATCAGTAAGAAGAATTATTTCAGAAAAAACAGAAGGTACGGTTAAAATATCAAAAAGATATAATACGAAAAAAGGTATCGTACTTTGTGTTGACATAGAAATTGACACTACTGAAGGTTATGGTAGTTTTGAATACTGGCATGAAAACATGGAAGATGATACATATATGGAAGGCGGTTTATGGTTTGAAAATAACGAAGTGGTTGACTTCGACGGATGCTTTGACCTTCCGAAGGCTGTTAAAAAGGCTTTGAATGACAGTGGCTACACAACTCCGTGGTAGAAATTAGCAAAAAATACACTATAATACAAGGGAATTCTCTTTAATCTTCTTAGCCTTGCTTAGTAATGATAGGATTCCCCTTTTACCGTATTTCTCAAATATCAGTGAAGCATCATATCCGTCAGGACATTCTATAAGCCTTACACGTCCTTCAAGTTCTGAATCGTTTAATAATTTGTATATTTTCTTTGCATCATACAACGCATCATCATCACAGAATACATTAACTGTGCTTTTACAGTATTTGACAAGGTATTTGTATAGCATATACTCGCTGTCAAGGCTTTTTCCCAACATAGGTATGGAATTCGGTACAACAATGTGGTCAAAAGGCCCTTCAACCAAAGTTACAGGTTCATACCAGTTAACCTTACCTTCATTGAAAATAAACTTTGTTTTCTCTGCTTTAGGGTTTTTGTATCTTACCTTATTCTTACCGGTATAATCACGGGCAACCCAGTAGTTGAGTGAATCAAAACAGTCATAAGAAGGGATTATTATACGGCCTCTTATACCGTATTCCACATCCTTTGAATTCGGTGTATAGCCTATATTATATCTGTCTATAATATCCTGAGTTATACCGCGTGAAGATAAATATGAAATAGCAGCGGAAGCCCTGTCATCAGACTGCCTTATCGGAGTAAATTCATTAGGTAATGACAATTCACTATCAAGAATAAATTCATCCGGAATATCATCTGAAAATAAATCGTATTTCCTTGCTTCACGATATTCACTGACAATCTGACGGAATTCATCCATAACAGCCTTTGAAGCGTATTTCCTGAATAGTGACACAATCGTACCACAAGTTCCGTTTATGTCCTTACAACGCCAACAGTGATAATAACCGCATCCGCGTACATCCAAATCCACCTTAACTTCAAGATTGAATTTGTTGTCATAGCGTACACCCTTCTCAGCAGCACATTCAGGACAATTGAATGAATACCATTCACCTGAATGCTTACCGTAATTACCAAGAAATACACATATAAGATTTATTATACTTTCTTCCATAAAAAGGGGAACTATATACAGTTACCGCGATTATATTTTTGCAAATATACTGCTTTTATCCATAACAAAGAAATACAATAGTTTTTTCCGTCCTAAAGTCCCGATTGAACACTGAAGAACGGCTTATTACCGGTACCTATAACATGAACTGTTTTATGGCCTGCTTCGTCATTCCTCTCGACAATTTCCACTTCACCGTCGAAATCCTCAATTATGGTTGCGCACCACGGATGTTTTTCGCACCATTCGTAATCCTTGTCATCCAAACTGTCATAAACAGCAACTTCACCTGAGTCAGCACAGAACTCACCCAATATTCCGTTCTCCTCTAACCACTTCTTCTTGAAGTCATTATGTTTAGCACAAAGTTCCTTCTTCTCTTCTTTTGACTTTCCTGAGAAATTATATTCATTGAAAAACTCAAAGTACTTTTTATCCCACTCCAAAGGTTTCATGTTGTCCTCTATATTACCGGGATATACCATACATGACCAGTCACCGTAAATGGTGTTTCTCTTCATTAAATAATAACTACTACCCTTTACATAACATGGGTCGGTTATAATAACTGTACCTTTAATTCTTTTCTTCATTTTATTTATTATAGTTTTTATGTTCTGTTATTTCAATACTTTTCCTTAATACACTTTTTGAAATCATCTATAGCTTCATCAACACTGGTATAATGGGTTATGATTTTTGTTGAGTCATATGGAGATTGACTGAAATTAGACTTGAACCATTCTGTAAAATTTTCGACAAGTTCCTCTTTTGCACCGTTGTAACCTTCATCCATATATTCGCCTATTGAGTCGGTAATAACTGTTTTAACTTCCTCTAACTCATAATTAGGCTTGCTCATTTTGTCATTAGTAAAATAACACAAACATGTACAATAGTCGTGTTCAAGCCTATCATAGTCCTTAATCTTGAAGATTATGTCCTTAATTCTGTCTATTATTTCCATATTTCTATAACTGCCTTACTCATATATTATTCCTCCTTAACTACCAATACTTTAACTCTATCGCCTTCATCAGCACTGAGAGGCAAATCCACATTAACTGATAGTCCGTGCAAGTTCCAGTAGCCAACTTCGCCATCAATAGCCTTAGACATAATTTGCTCTGCTTGCCACTTAGCAAAGTGTTTTGCTATATACACCATATCATCCACTGTTGCATATGCCGTTGCTCCTACGATGGCAATTCCATCCAAATCAAAAAAGTGATTATATATGGTTTTTTGAATTTCTTCTTCCAAATCCTCGCTTACAGGCTCTCCCTCTTCTTGCAAGGAATCAAGTAAAGCATCAACAGATGACAGTGCATCAAACTTTCCTTCATCATAGGCAGAACGGAAGTTTTTATTCTCATCCATCGTGGCACTCTGTAATGTCGCTATCTGTGTTCTTAGTTGCTGTATGTTCATTGTTATTCTCCTTTCTGATTTAGTTTTAAGCCAAGTTCAAAGAAATATTTGGCAAGTTTCAATGATACATCAGAATATCTTTCATACAAAATATCTACATTATAATCTTTTGTCCTACCACTCTTCCACCATTGAGAAAATTCTTTCTCCAAGTCCACTTCCTTTACTTCAAGGGTATCAATAAATTTTTCTATGGCATAAATCCCATCAAGAATCCCTTGGCTATGTCTGTCATCTAACCTTTGATTCTTTCTCAGTCTATTTACTTCCCCTAGTAAAGTATCTTTAATAATCAACTTCATAGTCATCGTAATTCAAGTCATCATTTGTTATGCCCATATCAGATTTAAAAACTAACTCGTAGTCCTGGTATCTCCAAACAAATTCATTCCATGCTTCTTTTGCTTCATCTTTCCATGATTGTGGTGTAGCTGGTTCACATAACGCTCGTTCAGATTCATAAAGCCTTTCGCAAGCATTAAGTAACTTTTCTTGAACCTTTTGTTTTATAGCTTCTTTGTTTATTGAATGTTCCATGCTATTCTCCATTTTCTGCTAAAACATCTTCAAGAAAAATACAACTATCAGTGTCTGGTACGCCATCGTCCATTATCCTGCGAAACTCGATTTCTCCTCCATTACATAAATCGGCTACTACATCATACCCAAGCCTTTCACTTGCAGCACGGGCCAAATCTTGCAATTTATTTGACAAATCAATGTTTAATGATAAAACTTTATTATTTAGATTGGTTATTTGCTTGTCTGTCATCTTTAATCATCTTTTAAATGTTCCTTTCCCCATACAGCCCACAATAATGCTAATTTTTCAAACAACTTACCTTGAGTTGCATGGTAATCAAAATATTTCATTGAAAAAGTTTGTTCACAAGTATTTATAAAATTCTTGAAGTCTGCAAGTTCTTTACCTTTTAAGTTAGGAAGTTTATTCCCGAATTTCTTGTCAAATATACTAAGATATATTTCAGCAAGTTCTTTTTCAATTTTCTGTTCAGTAAGCAGATTATCCTCTTTTACTTCAAGGGTGTCAATAATACTTTCAGCTTTATACAAGCCACAATAATAACCATCTTCCCAACTGCATTGTTGGTCATGCAAAGGTGCCGGTTCATCTATTAGCTTATCTATCTCAGCTACTAAAGCGTCTTTTGGTATGTAGTGTGCCATAATTTTAATTGCCATTATGAAAATAAATACTCATCCTCCAACGAAGAAAACCAAATACTATTTCACTTCCTAAATACTTAGCCTTGTTCTTCTTAACATAAGAAATACAAGGCAAGATTAAGTAATCTGCGTTCTTAAAGAAAATCAAATGAAAAGGCATCCATTTAGGTGCACCCTTTGTCAAAAATACTTCTTTCATACCTTACTCTCCTTTCATATACTTTCTAAAATCTTCAATTACATCATCATCTAACCGTCTTAGACTACTAATAAAATCACAAGCCTTCTCAATAAAGGCATCTGTACGGGTATATTCAATCTGACTATCCCTTTGTCTATCAAAAGTACATCGTCTAACAATGCTTTCCCCATCTTCCATAAGAAGAGGATTGAGGTATATCTTCTCCGGTGCTTTGTTTGCTTTCACAGAAAAATCAAGTTCATCTTCTGTCCACATACGACCATTAACAAATACAGATTCCTTGTAGATATTAGTTATTTGTCCGTGCTGTGGCTCGTGATAAACATCTACTATTTCTCCTGTTTTTATAACCTTTGCCCTCATAACTATTCCCCCCTAAGTTTCTTCAATTCGTTATAAAGTGATGTTAATATACTACCATCTTTGTTGTTCTGTTCGGAATATTTGAAAAGTGTATTTATCTGCTCATCAGTCGGCTTCCACTCTTGTTTAACTTGTGGCTGTACTCTTTCTTTGAGAGATTTGAACCATCTCATTATATTTGCATATTCACCAACTTCTTCTCCGTTTACGTCAAGGTCGTAATTCTGATAAGCAGCATTATGAATAATTCCGGAAATTCTGCTGAATAATTTTTCATCATCTTCATTCCAAACAGGCATATTAAGGTCACGCTCTGCTTTAACGCCGGCATAAAACAAATCGGAAGCACTATACCTATTAACATCTGTATTTGGAGCAAAGAATCTATTACAGGCTTCATTCATTCTTTTCTCTAATTTTATACCATACGATATAGGAGAAGATGACTGAGGCTTTTCAATCTCTTTTTTGGCATCTTCATAGCCACGTCTGTACTGTACTTCGTCGGCGCACTTGTATGCCTTATCCAAATCATCTTCTGTGTACTTATGCTTTTCAAGCCAAGCAAGAAACATATCTCTTTCTTTACACATTTCTTCTGTGCAAGAGCCTTTGTATATACCCTTAATATGTTCAACAAGAGCCTTCCTTATCTTCTCATCCTCGCTTTCTGTGGGTTCGGGGAAGATGTATTCATAGTTTGTCCTTGTAATCTCACCACATTCCCAAAGCCTTGAGCCATTTATTTTAGCCTCATCATATCTTTTTGCTTTTTCTTCTACACTAAGTTCTTTCATAATTACAACAATTTTAATTCCTTCAACTTCAGTATCATTTCATAACAGGCATCTATAGGATTATCTGCAAATGTATGCTTGAAACTATCTCCGTTATTATCCTCGTAACAACAACAGTATTCCTTACCTTCTTTAAACAATGTAAGATAATATCCTTCTTCCAACTCATCAGGTAAAACATCAAGTAAAGCAGTAAGACTCCAAGCAGGAATATCAAATTCTTCTTCCTGTGCTTTATACCCACCGATTCTAAGGCCTGAACCGCACCAATAATACATATCGGATGTTTTTCTGTCAATTCCCAACTCTGCGAGTTTTTGAGATTGTTCTTGACTTGTACAGATTTTATTCATATATTATAATATCTTTTCTATTTTTTCAATTTCTTTCCGACCATTGAATTTTTTATTAATTTTTTCAATTAATTCATTTTCATTATCTGCCGCCAAATAAATAGTACTGAATAACGGTTCGCAAGATAATGATGTTGGAACCTCAAACCACTTAGTATATAAAACAACTTTATATTTATGTTTATGACTTTTTATTGTTGGTTTTTTCATATTTCTTGCTTTGTTCTATGTCTGTATATGTTTTCATATTTTGTTATTTTCTTTTAACCAACATACCATCTGAAATGCTGCATCAATCGGCTCTTCTTTCTGACCTGTATTAATCATATCCCTAAATGAATACTGGCCATCCACATCAAATTTTATACTGCCGTATGCAATTTGATACAAGTCAATATCATCTGTAAATTTGAATTTACGAAAATCAACCTTGTATGTTACTGGCTCACCCTGGATAGTTTTGTTATAAATCTCACTTTTTATTAATTTTAATAAAGCAGTAAGGCTCCAAGCAGGAATAACCTGATTCCCATAATCTTTTTGTAGTTCTTCTATTGTTTGTCCTTGATTCGGAGATAAAATATATTCTCCGTCATTCAAAATTGTCCAAGTAGAGTAGTGCATATCAGCAGTATTAACATCAATTCCCAACTCTACGAGTTTTTGAGATTGTTCTATACTTGTACAGATTTTATCCATATTAATCCACTTCTAAGCCTCTACCAAGATACATCGGAAAGAATATACCTCCAAACATTAAACAACCGATAAACACCCCAATGATAGGCTTACCGTCTTTTTTTGCTCTTTTATATATTGCACCAAAACAAAATAATGCAGCAAAAATCCAATAAAATATCAGTAGATATAACATATTTTTTAATCTTTATACGAGTTATTTTCCTCAGTTACTTCTATTGCCAACCCACGCTCTATTAAGTTGTGAAAATCAAAATGATGGGCATTGAGCCAATTAATAAAAACACATATTTCATCTAGATGAGTAATCCTACCATATTCACTGCCATCAAGCCCGACTACCCATGTGCTGATATTAGTCTTATTAAAGGTTGAATGAGGACATATATTATGAAGTTCTTGAAATTCTTCATCAGTCATACTTGACATTGACCTAAGATATGGCTTGATATAAATGTAGTTTAATGGTATCGTTTCATTTTTCACCCTTGCTTTTTTAGCCGGATTAGTAATATTTAACCTGCACCAATTCTTAGATAATACACGCAACTCTCCACTAAAGGTGAACCCATCAACATCTGTGATTTGTAATTGTAATCCATAAGGCAATCCATCCTTAAGCACATTTAACAAGAGTTCCTTTTCTTTTTGTTTTTCTTCTTTCATCATAATTTTATTCCTTATAAGGATTGTTTTCTTCAGTTACTTCAATAGCAAAACCCTTTTCTTTGAGGTATTTAATATAATCTTCATAAGAAGAAAATTCAATAGGAAAATATCTATAAGCCATTTTTTTGCAAATTTTAGTTATACATTCCTTCTGGTGTTTCCAACGCAAGACCTTTGGGAATTAAATCCATGAAGTCGAAATGATTTTCTAACAACCATTGAATACTGTCAATTGTATCGAATACCTCATAAGTCTGACCTGTTATACGTCTGAGTTTGCATAAACTCTCATATCTGAACCTTTCTTCCCCACTCATTGAAGATAACGGTCTAAGATAAGGTTTACAGTGTTCTAAATCAACCCATTCCCCATAGTAATCAGGCTGAATTTCTTTAGTATGAATGTCAATACATCTTATGTTATCATCTTCGTTAGCAATTACTTCTTCTCCATCCGTAGTTTCGTTACTGTAAGTCCAAATGAACTGGCATATTACTCCGTAAGGCTGTGCCATACAAAGGTATTTTAATAATAAATCTTTATTTTCCTGTTTCATAACTTTCTTTCCTGTTTTAATACTGCAAAGGTACATCTTTTATACAGTTTCTCCAAAAAAATTAAGTTAAAAAACATTAAAAGCTTATTCCCTTAACTTCTCACTGTTCTTCTGATATACTATTATCCAACCTAAATCATCTATTACACAGCATATACCCCATATAAACAGGGATAACTTCAGTGAAGGCATCATCGCCAAAGCCAACGCAAAACCTACAATACATGTTATTCCCGAAACAATACTCAGGTTGTTGTCATAAACCTCTCTCTCATCCTCAATCCACAGCTTAGCCTTAAAAGCCATAATGCACTTACCTACAAGGGTACAGATGAAATTACCGTATATCAGCTGAGTTATAGCAAGAACCCATACATTATAATGTACAAATACAAGATACATGGACATGAGAAATCCTGCCATGCACTCAACCATACAGAATATAATAAAGTGACGTATAATACTACGACGGAAACAACCTTTCCATATAATACCGATAAAGAGACAGACTACAGACGAGAACAATGCCTCAAATGCAATCCATTCAGCCGGTAACTGAGTTATAACGGATTTGGAAATACAAGGTGAAACATATGTACATAACAGACCTGAAAAAAACATGCTCCATAACAACCACTTCTGATTCGAATCAGCATGTATGTTCAACAAACCGGATAACTTCTTTAATACAGTTTTCATTTATGCATCTGACTTCAAAGTATATCTGTCCCTGATGGATTTGAGCCAGTTATCGCACAATTCTGCTGCCTCCGAATCTGCTTCATGAGTCTGATAGTAGTTAACATAGAATCTTGCTTTTTGCAAATTCTCTTCATCCTCTTCATTCCAAGCATGGTTCTGTATTGAATTTTTACCTGTAATATATGCTGCTTCTATGATTTTATGTAGCATATACTCTTCTTCAGACTCTCCATAAACAATTGATGTCGGAATAATACTTTCGGAATAATCTGATGCTTCTTCCTTCTCTTCAAGAGAATAGTCTTTCCTTGACTTATCAAATGCTGTTTTTAAGACATTACTTATTATGGGTTTCTCTTTAATTTTCTTTAACTCTTTTTTCTCAAAGTCAAAGGTATATCCCGCATCATCTATTGCTTTCATCAGTGTTTCACGCTGTTCTTTGGTTGCAGGAACATAACCTGTACTATCATCGTGATAGCCGTAAATATTCAACTGTTGTCCTAACCCCTCACCTTCTAAGGCACAATAACATGAAAAAGAACTAAATTTATCATTTATCCCGTCAAAATGTGAAAATATACAGATACTGAACATATCATCATTACAAGTAAGTACGTCACCATCCTTTGCATCCTCTATAGTCCATAATCTTGCTACATTGTCTATATCCCAGTAATAGCCATCCGGTATATCATCCTGATATGCTCTATAGAAATTCTTACCAACTTCTTTGACATACAGAGTAAGTCCGTTAAAAACAATCCAGTCACCTACATGAAACTTAGGTTCAATTTTCCTTAATTCTTTCTTTTCAGCATCCCATTCATATCCTGCATCTTTCATCTTTTGGAACAATAGGTCACGCTGTTCTTTAGTGGCAGGATTTAATTCATCAATATAATACCAATATCCGGCTTTATGGTCTTCTACAGAAAACTCATCGTGGTTTGCAGTTATATAACAATAATCCTCAACAGTATTTGTATTACCCTCTCTAAGTCCTGCATAAATAAAAACAGAACCGTATTTATTTGCAAGTACATCACCGTCCTTTGCGTCCTGAATTGTCCAAAGCCTTGCATCATTTTCTAATGAATAATGCAGACAACGATACTCGCTTCCGTCTTTTGTCTTATAGGTATAGCTATTATCTAATACTTTTACTATTTGAAATATAGTGCCATCTTCATTATCTACGCACCAGTCACCTACATGGAACTTTATCGGTTCAACATAACCAACAGGCTCTTGCTCTTCATCTTTTACCGGTACGAAACAATAAGAACAGAAGTTCATCAGACTACAAAGAAATTCATCTTCAGGCTTGTATATATCACCTGTCATAAACACAGTGTATCTCGGTGAAGCAATACACTTGTATTTCTTGCCAAGCTGAATTTTATCAGCAGTTTCCTGTTCATCAAGAAATTCGTTCCAAGATTCGGCGGTTTCTTCTTCCAAAGCCTTATTAAGATTATCCTTCAACTCTTGCTTAGTAGCTTCAGAAATACCCATATTATTTTTGCCTTGTTTTGCAACCCTATCAAGCTGAGACAAATTTACAAGAACACCGTCTTCATTGCGTGTAACCCTGTCACCAACTTGAATTTTATTTCTAAAGTTAGCATGCTCGGCTTGCTTTTCAAGCCAAGAAATAGCAAGCTGTTTGTCTTTTGTACCACCAATAACCATATCACCTTTTACGGCTTCAATTAGTTTCTTTCTTATCCACTCATCATCACTTTCTTTAAGTTCGGGGAACATGTGATGAAAAGTATTGATAATTCCGTCTCTTGCAAAAGTGCAATCTTTATCACATTGTATTACAGCATCATAGTTGTCTTTTGCAATCTTTAATGCCTCATCAAACCTTCTTGCTTTTTCTTCTACTGATAATTCTGACATAATAACCTTTTTTTGGTGCAAATATACACCGAAAACAGACAATACACAAGAAAAAAATGTTAATTTATCAAAAAATGCGATTTTTACCAAAGATTTTATATATGTTCATTATTCTTGAACAAATCAAATTAATTGAACATATATGAGCGAATCCATCCGGTTCGCTCTTTTTTTTGTGGGAAGTATATACCTGTTGTCCCGACTTATATTATTTTTAGGTTTCTGCTGTCAAAAATTAAAATAGAATAACACTCATCAGTATACTTGAAAATCAGACCTTTATACCCCTCTCCTTTTAATATCGCTATTTGTTTCTTGGAAGGAAAACATAAATCGTGCATTAAATCATGTTCAGCATCTTCACCCTCTTCCCAAACCGGTGAATCATCGGGTATTTCTTGCCATGCATCATACTCGTTCATTATTTCCTCAAAAGCGTTTGAATTGCATAAATCACGGATAACATCATTAGGCAGAAAATATCTTGATACTATACCATTTTTGTTGTATTCTTGTTTAGCCCAATATAATGCATACTCTTCGGAATCCGTTACCCATACATTCTGATTTGTGTTATGTTCTTTGTCCATCCCACGATATACAATAACCCCGTTGTTTTTCTGTTCGTTAACCATATACTTTCTTCTCAGATAGTTTTTGATTGTTTCAGTTACGATTCGTGATATTATGTTATCTTTACTCTTCCACATAATATGTATTCAATTCGTTTATCTTAATGATAAATAGCAGACAAAAAGATTGTAAACCCATTTTTCAAAAATCAAAAAATTTTTCCGGAATTTTTTTTTGGAATAAAGCCTTAATAAAATACCCCTACCCCCTCTTATTTATTTCGTTGGTTTAATCTTTTTCAGATTGACTGATTTTTATAAGGTCAATTTTTTTCCGGAATTTTTTTTTAATATGTAATAAATGATTTTTTATAAGGTCAATTTTTTTCCGGAATTTTTTTTGGAAATAACCCCTTAATAAAATACCCCTACCCCCATTTTTATTTTGGAAATTTTTTAGTAAGGATGCGGATGAAACGGTGTGCCGTATATGAACTACTAAAAACTAAGTACCTGAGAGGGGGGTTACGGAGGGGGGTACACATAGGGAGGGGGTATGATAGTCCTCCTATACCCCCTATGTTGCTAATTATTTAGTATTAAAAACCTATTACATTAACATTATAAAAATAGGCTTACGAATTTTTGAATAAGTAAGCCTATTAATGTTTTAGTTATCAAGCAGCGAGTAACTGATAAGCGTTCTCCACCTTTTTCTGTCCGCTTCCGAACATGAGGCTGTTGAACTGTTCTTGCTCTTTGCCGAGCCATCCCTTGCTGTTCTGAAGGTAAGTTGTAACTCCGTTGAGCAACCAAACCTTAGTACCTCTGTTGTACTCCTGCCCAACACCATACTCAATGCTGTCACGAAGTGCAGCCATGATGTTCTTTGTCTTGGTGCTGATTTCCTCTACCTTGTCGGTATTGAAGTCTGCTTTCTTCCAAAGGTCGAACTGAGGTGTTGTAAGGCACATCTTTCCGATGAAGTCGCGTGTATAGTCAGCGGTAATGTTCTGCTCTTTGAGGTTGAGCATTGCTTCCATGAACTTGTCTGAGAACTTGACTGACTTGCTGAACAATTCAGCGGCAATCTTTCTGTTACGTTCGATAGTCCAATCAAGACGTTCCTCCACCTTTGAGGTGTGCTTAAATACTACTTTGTTGGCACATCCTCTGATAGCCATGTTAAGTGTATTCTGACAAATTATGCGGATAGGCGTAAAGAATGCCATGACACCGCCTGTTCCGTCATGTGAGTTTGTAAAAACTACGTAGTTCTTAATAGCGTCATTGGGGTTGAGGAAACAATCCTCGCCGAGTGTTGCTGTAATGAACATACGTTCTCCATTGCCCAATGCTCCGAAGGTCTCGATGTTAGGCTCGTTTCCACTGACCTCCTTAATGAAGTCCATGAAGTCGAAAGCCTTGGTATTCTGAACGATTCCGTAGCCCTTTCCAACGATGCCTAAGTTCTGACCGCTGTCCGTTCTCATTGTAGCCTTGTGGCTTTTGATAATGTCATTGAGGGTAGGTTTCCAATCATTCCAATCGTAGGTTTCCCCACTCTGAATAGCGTCAATCAGTTCTTGTGGAACACGCATCAAGGGCATTTCATTAACGCTGTAGTTAATGTGTCCCTTGTCGGCATAGTTCATGACATCGTGAATATCCTTGAGGTTGTTACTCTTGCAATCCACACCGAA